GCCGTTCACCTTTTCGGTGATGGTCATGGGGTCTCCGTCGCCGTCGGTCACGGTGTAGGCCAGAGTAAACGGCTCGTTCTTCTCGCCCAGCGCCACGCCGCTCTCGCCTGCATCGGAAGTCACTTCCGGCGGCTGGTTTTCCGTGGCGAAGCCGTCCTTGTCGATGTACAGCGTCTCCGGCAGGGTGAAACAGGGAAGGTAGCCGTAAGAACTGCCGGGAGTTCCTTCGGCAGTCGAAAGACTGGAGCCACTTGCACCGGATATGTATTGGCTGTTGGCATAGTAGTATTTCGGAAAGCCTGTCGAGTTAGTACCCGTAAGGACCCTAGATGGACTTCTCGTCCAAATACCGCTTCCGTAGCGGGTTTGAATGCTGGCGATCCTGCTGATTGCGGCTGAGGAAAGCGCAGAGCCATCGGCGAAGGCCCTTAGCGCGACTTCTGCTGTCGAAAGGGGAAAAAAGCTTGATTCGTATGTTTCACTATAAATTTTTGCGTTGCCAGTCGGATTGCCGCTCTGCGTATAAGTCATATGAACATATTGACCGATATATTTTGTCATACCAATCAATTTTCGTACTTCGCCGGAAAACTTATTCACATAGGTATTTTTGTACCAGGCGTCTTCATTATTGCTATCGACTCTGTAATCCTCTTTTGCGGACGTAGTATGTGTTCCACTCCCCGCCGGACTCTCTCTACAAAACAGTGTCCGTCCCTTGCCGTTCAGCCTCGACTCGTAGTTGTGGGACAGCGCGTAAAACTTGACTTTTGTGCTGCCTTCCATCAGGTATACAAAGCCATCGCCAATGGCTAAGTTTTTGATCTGCATTAAAATCCTCCTTCCTCTTAAAACTCCACCCGGCTCGCCGCCTTGTTCCACACACCCGTCAGCTCTACGCCCTCCATCGTATCAAAGGCCGAAACAAAGCTGATTCCGTTTACGTCTGTGCCATGCACCATCTCCAACAGCTTGATGCGCACGCCGGTGGCTGCCGCGTCCGCCGCCGCGCCGGAGATGGTGAGGGTCTTGTCGGTATTGGCAATGGCCTCGGCTTGGTCAGCGTACCGCTTGGCAGCTTCCTCGCTGGCGGCAGCATGGGTCTCGCTGGTCTTGGCGGCCTGCTCGCTGGCGGCAGCATGGGTCTCGCTGGTCTTGGCCTTGGCAGCACTGTCCGCCGCATTCTTGGCGATCTGCCCAGCCTTCACTACACTGTTGGCGGCGGCCTGCTCACTGGCAGCAGCGTTGGTCTCGCTCTTTTTGGCAGCTTTGGCCGAGTCCACCGTTACCTGCCCTACCGCCAGTACATTCTCCAGCCCCTGGGCAATATATTCTCGCACCTCCACGCCGTATATAGCCTTCCGCACTCCTTCTACGGCGGCCTTCATCTTCTTTATGATCTCTTCAAAATTCATCCGATAATCACCTTACTCCTTCAGAAGGTCCATTTTGAATTTTTACCCTACACTGTTCAGGTAGCTGATAGCGCCCACGACCTTGTCTTTCAGCACCGCCGCCAGGTTTCCGACGGTCCATTGACGCCGGGAAAGCGAGGCGCTGGTCAGCCCAAAGGTAAAGTCCTTGTTGTCCGGGGCGTCCAGAGGAAGGCGCACCTTGGTGCATACCATCCACATATCAAAGCTGTGGGGGTTGCTCAGGATGTGGGTCCGCAGCAGATACCCCAGCTTGTCCACCTTTTCCCCCATATCCTTCCGGTCAAAGGCCCGGACGGTCAGGGTGGGTTCTGCCTCCTGCTTGTACTTGGCCAGCTCCTCACTGGCGGCAGAACTCAAGGTACTGTAGCTGGAGGCCTTGCCATCCACATAAATATGCCGGGAGCGCAGGCCGTACCGCTGGATCGACAACGCATTCTCCGATGTGCTGGAGATGGCGTTGTAACTGATCTTCTTAAAGATCCACCAGCCCTTCTTCACCGTGGTGATGCCGTGGGCCGTTACGCTGTTCACGAGGTCAGAACTGCACTTCTCATTCAGCACGAAGTCCAGCATGTTCACGCCGTACTCGATGCTCTGTGTGGTGCTGGGCACATCCTCAGATTTCAGATAATCGTAGTAGAAAAAGTAGTCCTCGGTGCCCGGGTCATTAGCCAGCCGAAGCCGCAAATATCCCTCGTCCATGTCCAACAGATAGGTGCTCAGGATGCTCCACAGGCTGCCAAACTGGTCACCGCTGTCACTGGTGTCCACGTACCGGTTGGTCACCGTCACCTTACCCCGCATCATGCAGTTGGCAGGGTTCTCCCCCTTCCGGCTCTTGTCGGCATTCATTACGATGGAAAGCAGACTGGATTCCGAGCAGCTGTTGTAGGAGCTTGCCGAGAGTCGGGTGTTGATCTGCCCCAGCTCGTTCAGGATGCCGTCCGCCGTCACCGTCTTGTCCAGGTTGAATTCCAGCTCGCACTCCGTCACACGGCCAAAGAAGATGCACTCGCTGTCCTCCTCCACCATGATCCAGGTGCTGCCCATCACAAAGTCGTCGTAGTAAGGGTTCTTCACCCGGCCAAAGCGGGTCTCGGCCTGATACGGCACCCGACACGAAAAGCTTCCTGCCGATTTGTTCTCCAGCTCAACGCTGGGGTCTGCCACGATGCCCTGGGTCTCTTCGCCCTCCACCGAGTCGCCGTAAGAGTCGTACACCAGCACCTTTTTCGTCCAGTTGAACCGGGCCGTGCTGCTGTTGGTAAACTTCACCGATACCTGACCGGCGTATACCTTATATCTCATCTAGCCCTCCATTTTGAATTTACAGGTACGCCGGCCGGTAGTCGATACTCACCGTGGTGTCCTCCTGAGCCTGCACCACCACCACACGGCCGTTGGTGTTCAGCGCAGTACCCACGATGCCAATGTTGGTCTTCACGTCCGGCTTCAGCACAGCGCCCTCACCGGCGTAAAACCGGACGAACCCGCAGAACAGCTCAAAGCCGCCGCAGTCCGGTGCCAGCGCCGCAGCCCCTGTGCCAAAGTCGAAGTAGTCGTTCTCTGTCAGGGCATCCTTGGGGATGTTGGGGGCGTATATCTTGCCGGTGGCCTCCACCACGATCTCGTAGGCGGTGTTCTTGGTAAGCTCAGCGCTCAGATCTGCCGTCAGCTCGATATGCGGCTGAGACAGAACATTCACCGTGCTGGTAATGGGCACCGTAGCACTGGCCATCAGTACGCTGGTTCCTTTCTTCCGGATGGATACCGTAGCTGTCCCGGTACTTACAGGACTCACAGTAAAGTTCAGTCCCATGATGGCGATGTCGTACTGCTTTGTCACCAGAGGCATCACAAGAGTCTGCAGCCGGCATTCATAGCTCGTACCCCCGGAACTGTAGGTCTTCAGGTAGTCAAAGCGGGTCGTGGGCATGGACTCCTGGCTCAGCAGGGTGTAGTCCACTCCATTTTGATTCTGCATGTTCGAGGTCGCCGCGCCGCTGCTGGTCACAAATACAGCGCTGGGCTTATCCGTAAATACCAGCGGAAACGTCTCTCTCGTCCCGGCCGGCAGGGTCACGCCGTGCATCTTCACGGTGGCCAGGTCGGTCTCAAAGCAAAAGGGGTCCCACAGCCAGTCGTCTCCGTCCTCTGCCAGCAGGTACTTGTAGGGGTACAGCCGGTATTGCAGGGTGATCTTGGTGTGGTTGTACTGCTGGCTGGGAGCCTCGCTCACCCAGATGCGTCCCACCCAGTAAAAAAGCGGGTCGTCATCCAGAACGATCCGCGTCTGAAACGGCCGGGCCATCTTTTCCTTCAGCCGGGCCATAATATCCTGGTACGCCAGGTTTCCCACCGGCCCCCAGAAGTTGTTTTTCTCTCTCCACCGGTCGGTGTCTACGTAGAATTGCCAGTTTCCTTCCCGGTCACTGAACACCGGGTACCCTGTCAGTCCGTGGCTCAGGTCAGCCACGCCGCTCATACCCTCCACTTCAAGGGTCATGGTCTTTTCCGTAGGCGGCTGCACGATCGGCCGACAAACAGGGATCAGATAAAGATCCCTCCAGGTATGTGTGTCACCAATGGTGATCCCATGTGGTATCGTCTGCATCTGGTCCCCCTTTCTCGGTCATTCGGGCGGTGCAAGGCTGTAGCTGATCACGGCCTTGATCCTGCCGTCAGAGTCGGAGGCATAGCTGCTTACCCAGCATCTCCCCCGGTAGCTCGTAATGTTTCCCTTTCCGTCCGGCACGTCCACCAGCACTCTCCGACCCTGCAGGTAGTACAGCAGGGCGTGGTAAGTGGCAAGCCATGTGCTGTCTGTCACCATCCATCCATCGGATTCTTCCCGGTGGATGTCTCCGTAACAGTCCCAGAAGGTGTGGCTCTTGCCGTCCGGTTCATAGTAAAATGTCCAGCTCCCCTCAGCATTCTTGAACACCCGCTTCTCCAGCGGGGCATATTCAATGGTGCCGTGCCAGGGAGCTGCTTCCAGGGTGCGGATCTGCTCCTCAAAGGGAGCCACCGTCAGCGGGTCTGCCGGGATCAGCATCAGCTCGTCGGTGCTAAAGCTCTTCACCGGAGCTTCGGCGGGGATATGGAAGGTCAGCCGGGTGTACAGCTCTGCCCCTTCCGGGGTTACGTCTCTGCCAATACCCATCCTTACCGTCCTCTCTCCGCCAGTTCACCAAGGGCGGTGTTCATGTCGGTCTTGATCTCGCCTACCAGCTTCCGGCTGTTCATCACGACCTTCATGCCGGCCACAGCCCTTGCCACACCGTCGATCCGCTCGCCCATGCTCTGGATCGCATCCACCACATCACGGTTCCCGCTGGCCGACAGGGTCTCCGGGTCGTTGGGGTCTGCTTTTCCATTTTGACGATTGGCGTTCTGGTTCACCGTCCCGGCAAGGTTTGCCGAGCGGGTTGCGCTCAGGGTCACGGCCCGGTCTCCTGCCAGGCGGGAGTCCATCCAGTCCAGAGCGTTCTCTGCATTGGTCAGATCTACCACCGGCTGGATGCTGGGGTCGCTTTCGTCGTTCAGCACGTCCAGCAGTCTCATGGCGCTGCTCTGGGCAATGTCCAAAGCGCCATCTGCCACGTCCTCAAGGCTCTGGTTCACGCCATCAGAGGTGTTCGTAATGCCGTTGGCCATGCCCTCCATCATGTATCCGCCGATCTCGGCAAATACGGTGGAAGGCGAGTGGATGCCAAAAATGCTCTTGAATCCGTTGATGATCCCTCGGCCGATCCCCTTGATGCCGTTCCACAGGCCTCCGGCAACGCCCTTGATACCCTTCCACAGGCCACCAACCACGTTCTTGCCTACGCCAATAGCACCGCCCACCAGGTTCTTGGCTCCGCTCCACAGGCCGGATGCTTTCTCCTTCACCCAGCCCCAGGCTTTGCCGACACCGGCCTTCACCTTGTCCCAGTTCTTCACCACGGCAGTGCCTACAAGGGCCGCACCTGCAACGCAGGCACCCACCAGCAGTCCGTGAGGGCCGAGGCTGGCGGCCACCTTGGCAACACCCATGCCTACCTTGGCCAGAGTTCCAGAGGTGGCAGCTCCGGCAGCGGTGGCAGCAACCTTGGCGGCTCCCGCAGCCTTGGCAACGGTGGTCACACCGGAGGCCACATTGGCGGTGGCAGTCCCCACGCTGCTCAGTACCGGCACCAGGTCTGTGGCGGCCTTTGCGGCTTTCCCAAGGCCCAGAGCACTCTTCCCGGCGCTGAGCCATTTTGAGATCCCGCTTCCTCCGCCGGCAACGCCGGTGCTCTTCCGGCCCAGAAGTCTCTTGATAAAATTCAAAGCCTTGGAGAAGAATCCTCCGCCGCCGGAGCCTCCCAGGTTCATCCCTCCCAAGAGCTTCGAGAGAAGCTGGGCAAACAGGCCGTTGCCGCTAAAGGCGCTCCGCAGTGCATTCCCAATGGCCTCGCTCAGAGTCTGGCCAAAGTCCGTGCCTACAATGTCCAGCACAGCCTCAAGCCCACTGGCCACCGCACTGCCCCAGTCGCCCCGCATGGCGCTTACCACAGCGTTCATGGTGGCGGCCATGGTCTCGCTGGCACCCTCTCGTGAGTACAAGCCGATCAGGTTGGTCAGGTTCTCTGCAAAGGCCGGGTTTACCTTCTTCCATACCTGGTTGAACCCGTTGTAGATGGGTTTCCAGTTCTTCGAGATGGTGTACCCGAGCTGCATCATGGCCTGCTTGCCGTTTTCGCTCATGTCAAACGCCGAGGCCAGACTCTCCGCAAATCCCACAAAGTTGTACTGCTCGTCCTGCAGCTCTGCCAGTGCGTCCAGAGCCTCCTCGCTGTCCTTCTTGCCCTGGGCTACGTAGAAGTCATAGGTCTTCTGGTATTCCGTCAGCTTTTTCAGCGAGGTGCTCATGTTGCGCATGGCAGCGCCAACACCCATCAGAGAGCTCATGGTTCCCTGCATGGCAGCACGACGGGCTTCCTTGGAGCCTTCGCCGTACTTCTCCACCGCCTGTTCGTAAGCGCTTTCCCGCTCCGAGAGGCTGCCGTCATCGTACAGCTTTTCCAGCATCTTCTGTCGGTTCGATACGATCTTGGCTTCCTTCTCGTATCGGGTGATCTGGTTGGCAAACTGGGTAAGCTGGGCCTTCTCAAGCTCGTTGATCAGCTCCTGCTGCTCCTTCTGCTCTTCCAGATACTTCCGGTATGCCACCTGGGTCTGCTGGCTCTGCTCCCCAAACTCTTCCTTGAGCTTGGTATATTCCTCCTCAGCAGCCGTTACCACCTTGGCCTGTGCATCGATCTTTTTGTTGATCTTCGTCATCTGCCGGTTCGAGCGCTCTGCTACCGTGGCGGTGTCCTCGTACATGGATGCCCACAGGTCATACTCGTCCTCGGCGGTCTTGGCGTCGTTCTCGTACCGGCTCAGCACATCGCCCCAGATGTCGCTGTGGCGGCTCTGCTGCAGCTTCTCCAGATTGGCCTTCTCATCCAGCAGGGTATTGTAAGCGTCCTTGGTCTTGTCGTCCCCGGCACCTACCCGGGCCAGCAGGGTATCGTACTGCTGCTGTGCAATGGCCACTCGGTCTGCCTGCAGCTCGATCTGCTTGGTCACCACCTCGGTCCGCTTTGCCAGCAGCTCCTCGTTGGTCACGCTGTGCTCGCTCTGCAGCTCCCACAGGGCAGTCTCCTTGCTCAGCGCATCCTGCAGGTACTTGTTGGCCTTCAGCTTCTTGCTGTACTCCTCTGCAAGGGTCTCCGCCAGAGTTTTGCCCTTACCCTTGCTGCTGGTTTTGCCCTTACCTCCAGTGCCGGTTGGTTTATTGTCGCCATCATCCTCGTCTTTCTTGACGTCGGCCTCTCGGTCCTTGTCCGTGATATTGGATTTGTTGCTCACCCCGATAAGTTTCGAAGTCCAACCGCCATTCAGAATGTTTTTCTTGAAGTCGTCGAAACTCGGAATATCGATTCCGATCCCGCTCAACGCACCGTTGATGGCGTTGGCAACATCATCTCCGAGACCAGGAGCCATCGTATTGATACGGTCCGTAAAGCCCTGGATGTAGCTTGCAGCGTTGTTTTCACCGCCGGTCTTGCTTGCGTCATTGGCTTTGTTCGTGCCGGTCGCGATCGCATTCGCTGCGGCTTCCTTCACTTCCTCGGGCTTGTTTTCAAGCTCCTTTGCTGCACTGTCCACCTCAGCAGCACTGGTCTTCGCAACAGCGGCACTATCTTGCGTTGCCTCAGCAGTTTCTGTGATCTTATCGGTTGCTCGGAGCATGGAGTTTGCACAATCGATGGTGGCGTAACTCACCTCGCCGGTATCGCTGGTCAACTGCACCAATCCGGCCGTCTGATCCTCCTGCGCTTTCGCGGATATGGCCGTTGCCTCGGTCGCCTTCGTGGTCGCCTCTGCATTATCGTGGTAGGCTTTCGAAGCACGATCGGTTGCCTCGGTATTTGCCTCTGTAGCAGCGGTATCACTCTTGGTTGCTTCGGTCTTCTCTTCTCTGGATTTCACGGCCCGCTCGTTGGCAGCGAGACCCTTTTCCATCGCATCGCCAGCCTCATCGATACTTGTGCCGAACGCATTAAGGATCGGGTTGAAAATACCGTTGAAGATCCGTCCGATGGGGCGGTCGTTGTTCGTGAATGTGTCGATCCAACTCTCCAGGCTGAAGGGGTTGATCCACTTGTTCGCAATATCCGCATGCTCGTCAAACCAGCCCGTGATCTGACTCCAGAGATACTCCAGTGCGCCCTTGATACCTCCATTGCCATCTTCACCTGCCCATGCCCACTTGATCGTCTCTACGACCACAGTGATGGCGATCTTGAGCAGTGCAATGAGGGCAAGCGTAATAGGCTCAGCGCAAGCAATAACGGTGTTGCATATCACATTCACAACGGCGATCAGCGCATCCTGAATATCAGGAGCTGCTTCCTTGATGGCCTGACATACCGGATCGGCGAACATGGCCAGCACCGCAAGAATGCCTGCCGCGATGCTGAACTTGATGAGGCCTCCTGCAAACACACTAAACGCTTTTGCCAGCCCAATCATCGCCGCAGCCACGGTGTTCATGCCAATGGCGATGGGCGGGGTTGCGCCGATGACCCCGAGGCCGATAAGCGCTCCTGCCATGCCCACTATGCCGGCAATGACTCCGTCAAGGCCGATGCTTGCCAGGCCTTTAAGCGCCGGGGTCAGGATCAGCAGCGAAGTCGCCAACATCAAGCACGCTGCTGCAACACCAGTAATGTTCACTGAGGCAAATTTCAGCAAAATAGAGGCTGTGACTAAAACCATCATAGAGCCGGCGAGTGCGCCTAATGCAAAAGCAATCTCTTTTGGATTTGCTCCGACAATCATGTTCAGCGCCACAGCCATCTCGATAAGCGCTGCACCCATTGCCACGAGCGCTACCGCTGCGGCAGTAGTCTGGATGCTGTTCTTGGCGAGAAGACTGACCGCCGTAACGAGTCCGATCAATCCAAGGGTCACTCCTGCTGCACCTGCGCCGCTTTCGTCGGTGGACATGGCCTGTCCCATAAGTGTCACGGCTTCGGCAAGAACCACGAGTGAGGTGCTGGCCAGGACCATGGCTTTGGAAGCCTTCAGGACCTTCTTGGTCTTCAGCTTACTCAGTGCAGCCAGAGAGATTCCGATCATGGCCAGCATGCCCACTGCGCCAACCATTCCGGCCTTCATTTTTTCCGATCCTAATGCGGCAAAGGCAGCAACGGCCCCTGCAGCGATCAGCAAGGAACTGGCAATGCCGTTCAGTGCGATCACCAGACCCGCCATTTTACCGAGGTAAACGACCACCTGATCAAGCGGCTTGGGGTTCACCTTTCCAGAAAGCTTCTGCGCCCACCCAGCAGAGACAACCAGGATGGAAAGTGCGATGGAAACGCCATTGATGACTTCGCAGGCATCATTGATGTCCAATCCATTTTGAGCAGCCTTGGCAAGTGGGATCAGCGCAAGTGCGATCATGTTGATCGCTGCGGCAGCAGCTATAAACTGGCCCGCTCCTTGCAGGTTGCCAAGTCGGTAGTTCATCATGCTCATAACGCCTGTCACGCCGATCAGCATGGCGGCGATGTGGGACAGTGCGGTTATGGCAGTATCTACCTGTCTTTCAGGCAGTTTGGAGATCTTCACAAAAGACGTCACGAGCGTGCTGATGCCAAGGCTGACCGCGGCGATCGTCCCAAACAGCTTGGCCGTATCCATGCCGGTCAGATCGGTCTTGGCCAACAGTTTGAGTGCGCCGATCATTACAAACAGGCTGGCAGTAACCTTGTACAAAGCATCCGTTGCCTTGACTGGATCTTCGATCCGGCTCAGCAGATAAACGCTTGCACTTATGATCCCCACGGAAGTAGCAAGACCTTTTGCAATGATAGCCAGATTGTTGGTCGTATTCTTCTTCGTCCAGGTATTTACAGCATTGGTCAGACTGTTGAGGAAGCTGGTCACAGGGTTTTCAAGCAGCTTCTTAAAAGAAATGCTCGCAATGCTCATCGCTTTCGACAAGCCATAGATAGCAAGGCTCAGCGCACCTACATCCAGCAACGCCAGCAGTCGATAGATGTCCACGCCTTCCTGCAGGTTAAAGAAATCCTTCAGCGAAGCGATCGTGTTTTTGCAGGCGGTGGCGATCATGTTCAGAACTCCGCCCATGGTCCCGCCAAAGTCGATTAAGGCCGCTTCAGCTTTTTCCGGAAGACTTACCACCGCATCTTTGATCCGTTCCAGCAGTGGCACCTGCTCCGTGGCAAAGCCGCTTACTGTAGTTCCTGCTTTCTTGAACCCTCCAAAAGCGCTTCCGATCAATGCGCCGATACCATCGAATGCTGCAAACAAAATGCTGCCAAGCACCTGTATTGCACTGCCGATGACTCCACTGGCCGAGACACTTCCACGCTTCAATTTATCAAGCATGACGGTCACGGCATCAACAACAGCGGCAAAAGCACCAAACTGGCCCTTGGCGGTCTCCATATCGCCGCCTCGCACGAACACTCTGAATCCGCTCCAGAGCTCCTGGATAGGCTTCAGCAATCCCCCGATAGCGTTCACCAGGATCAGTACAACATCGCTCAGGCTGTCCGCATAGTCGATGCTATAGTTGATGTAGCTCAGGACGTCGCCGATGCCGGACCCAATGGTCAAAAGCAGATTCGTTATTGGGCTCAGGATGTCCAGCAACCGGCCGATCACACGGCTGGCGGTTTTCACAACGATGCTGACACCTTTAAGGCCTACGCGGATCGTGCTGAAAAGTCCTTTGAAGACATTGTTTACTTTTTCCGCTGTTTCGTCGCTGATTTTGAGGCTGCTGGTGAGATCATCAAACCCTTTCAGCATATTGTACAGCGGGCTTCCGTCCGTCATGAACACCTCGTTAAAGGCGTCGCGAACAGGCTCGAGTACGCTGTCAATACCCTCCAGAATATTCAGGATACCGGCAAAAAAGTGCTCTCTGCCGGAGAGCTGGTTCATCTTCCCGGAAAACTCTTCCAGGTCAACGACTCCATTTTGAATTTTGTCGGCCATGTTGGCATAAGCGTTTGCCAACGCATTGATCTTATCTCGGTCAAGGTTCTTGGCATTGAGCTCTTCATCGCTCATCTGGGCCATCCGGGCGTACCCTTCTGCCTGATCCCAGATCACGTCAGCAAGCTGCTGCGCCGTAACGCCGCTTTCCTCCAGCGCCTTCTGAAAGCTTCCCGCATCTTCAATGGCCTCATCCGTCAGCAGACCCTGCCGCTTCAGGCTTGTTTCCAGCAGATTCGTAAAGTTGTCAGTGGCGTCACTGAACCCCTCAACGCCGAGAAGCTGATCCAGTCCGGAGTCAAAGGCGCTTTTTAGCCAGCTGTTTCGAGCATCCTGCCCTCCGGCAAAGATGTTCCAAAACTGCTCTGCAAGCCCACTCCAAAAATGCTTGGCTTCTTCGTAGTTGCCGAACAGAATATCAAACGTCTCCATCCAGCCGGAGCTCACAGCGTCCTTCGTGGCGTCAACTGCTTCCGAGAAACTCTTTGCTTCCTGTGCCGCCTTAAACGCTTTTACGGTAACTTCGTCGTACTGGTCGGCCAAAGCTTCGATGGCCTGTGAGGCCTGCATTCCAGGGTTAGCATCCACCATCTTCTTGACAGCCTGGGTAAACTCGGCGAGCTTGCCAAAAGCGGTCTCCATGACCTCTTTATCGGCCCACTTGTCCGCAAGGCTGCTGCTGAAGCTGCCTACGGTGACTTCGCCTTCCTTGATTTTTCCCAGCTCAACGCCCGTTGCGATAAGCTGCTTTTTCAACTCAGCGGTAGCAACACCCGCAAGCTCTACCGATTTCCAGTCCATCAAGCTCAGATGGCCGGCGCTGTAACTCTGGTTCAGGTTGTAGATCACTCGCGAGAATTCGCTGGCACCTTTACCTGCATAGGCCGTTGCGTTGGCGATACCCATGATCATGGGAATAAGTTTATCAATGTCGCCGCCGGCAGCGGTAAGCTGGCCAAGGCTTGCAGTCATGTCCGTAAAGCCGTAGCTGGTCTCGTCTGAGTACCACATCAGCTTATCCAGATACTGGTTCACCTTGGTAATGCTTTTGCCGGTGGCGTTCATGATAGTCTGAACGCTGGCGGTTTTCTGAGCATATTTGCTCCAGCCTGCGGTGATCTGATCCAACGACAAACTCTTCACAAGCTTCTCGCCGGCATTGATGGCCTTGTTGGTAATGTTCACCAATACCGTAGCGGCCATAATATCCAGAGCCGAAAACTTCTGCTGCAAGGTGTCCAGCGAGCGGTTCATGGTGGCAAAGTCCACCTTCTCCACAGCTGCATCCAGCTTCTCAAAGCCCTTTTCGGCCCCTTTGAACTGCAGTTTCTTCATCATCCTGTCGATGGAGTCCATGGATTTTTTTGTGTTTTTCTCAAAGTTCGTATTGTTGAACTGCAGCTCTACAACACGCTGGTCTACTTCACGGCTCATTCTGTTTTCACCTCACCCCATGCCCGCTCTGCGATCCTCTCAAAAACAGGACGCATCGCCGGGTTTATGTAATCCACTCCCTCTACATATCCGCCGTTCCGGGTGCCGTGTCCGTACTGCAGGATCACCGCAATGGGCACTCCATCCACAATGTTGGAGTTGGACCATGTAATGGTGATGGTGTTCTCGTCCCGGTGTATGGCATAGCTCCAGCTTGCGGAGGTCTTTCCGGTGTCTTTTGGGGTGGCCATCTCCAAAGCCTCTACACCCTCCCGGCCATACTGAGCCAGAATATCATCCAGCTTCAGCGCCGAGCACCGCTTCAAAAATCCCTTTGTTTTCTTCCAGTCGCCTTTCTGTCGGCACACGATCACCTTTGGCATTTCTTACCCCCTCGTGCGCAGCTTCGCTTTCCGCTGCTCATTCAGCATCCTCTGCTGAGCCATTGCCTCGGCCTTGCTCATTTTCCGGGGCGGGTTGTTGGTTTCCTGGCCCACCCGCAGCAGCGTCAACAGTCGGTTCAAATGCCACTTTTCGCACTCCTTGGGTATCCCAAGCTGGAACATCTGGTAATACAGCACCTCCGCAGTGGTCTCTGTGCCTCCTCGCCTGGGGCGGGGCTTCTGTTTTGCAGTCTTCCCGTCTCTGGGCTCGTTCGGCTTTGGCTCGCCCCGGAACCAGGTAGCGGTCATGGGGTCGTCCATATATATGTTAATGTCATTCATCTGTTCTCTCGTCAGCCGCCGGTATACCTCGGGGTCAACCCCCTTCGTCACGGTCATGCAGCGGATATAGTCCATCTGCTGCTGAGCCGTCAGGTTTCCGACGTTCGACAAAAACGGAATATGCCATTTACTTTCCCAGTTAGCCAGGGAGAGCAGACTGTGCTCTAACTTCAGCTCAACGGGCTTACCGTACCGGAACTCGGCCTTCTGTGGGTCCCAGCTCTGTGTTCCAGCTATTTTGATGGTCAGCATCGTCTGCTCCTCCTGGCATCAAATGTGTGGGCAGCGTGCTATGCAGTACGCAAAGCACGGTTCGGTATCATCAGGTTACGGGTTCAGCACAGCAAGGCCGGGCTGAGAAACAGGGGGCTTGGCGGCCTCATTGGTCAGGTCTTTGGGCAGAATGCCGTTCACAAAGTCCTCGGCAGCCTTGCCGTCGCCGCTCAGCAGCTCGATGTACAGGTCGCTGTAGGCCTGGGTAGCCATAAAGTCGTCCAGAACCTGCTGGTTCTTCACGAACTTCCTGCCGTCGGGGCTCAGCACACCATAACTGGCGCAGATGATCTTCTTGAACAGATGAGTCAGCTCAAGCTGGTTCTTTGCCTCCACGATCTTCTTCACCGTCTCCACAAAGCCGCCGTCGGTGCAAAGCTGCATCTCCATGATCTCGGCCTTGGTCAGGTTGAAATAGTAGTCCTCCGTACGCTCGGTACCACCAAAGTCCACGGTTGTCATCGTCTTCTTAAGCATTTTTCTTCTCCTTTGTCCTGTTATTAGGCAGCGGCTGCCTCGGTGTCGGTGATCAGCTTGATCAGCTCATCCGGGCTGGGCAGGGTGGCCTCGCTGGCAGCCTCAACACCGGAACCACCGTCAGAGCCCCAGAGCTTGTTCTGGATAGCCAGCACGGTCTTCTCCTTCAGCTTCGAGCAGTCGATCTCCATGTGGCAGGTGGGGCGATGGCCCTTGACATTCACAGGAGAAGCGCTGCACTCCCAGCTGAAGGTGATGGCGTCGGGGCTGTCGTTGATGGTGGCGTAGCTCTTCTCGCTGGGAGAAGCGGTGCTGTTCCATACCACGTGGATCTTCTGGCCAGCCTCATCGGTGATGTCGTTGCCCTTGGTGGTCACCCAGCTAAAGCCAAAGGCCTTGCGCTTCTGCTGGCCAATGGTCACGCCGGTAGCCACACTGGCAGAGCCATCACAGGCAGCCCACTCATCAGGGTAGGTGTAGGCCTCAATGGTGTAGTCGTAATCCTCGGCGCTGCGCAGGCTGGCGTACTTGATGTCGTCAGCATACAGCTTGGTCTCCTCCGCACCAGAGGGGCTCTCGGTCACAGCGGTAAGGCCATTCCAGGCAGCACCCTTCTCGTAGGTGCCCTCAGTGGTCATGGGGTACAGAACGCCGCACTTGGTGCCCATTTCGTAAAATTTCTCGCCAACAGCGTCCCAGATCAGTCTTCCCATAGTCTTTCCTCCTTCTTAAACATAGGTCGTAAACACAGTGTGATATAAGTTTTCCGAAACAAAACAGCGGTCGTAGGCGCATTTCGGCAATACGCTTACGGCCGCTTTCAGTTTCGAGTCGGGGTCGTTATCCATCACCGTCACCGTATAATGGGGATGCTGGATATAAACTCCGTCATTGGCGTGCTCGTTCCGGATACGGCTTTCGCTGTACACGATACAGGGGTATTTCAGCTTGTATCCGGCAGGCGGCTGAAAGTAGAGGTTCTCTTTCCCGGTCGCCTCCCGCAGTACCTTCCGCAGCAAAGCGTCAAGCTTCAGGCGTGCTTCCATTCCAGATCCCTCCTAAGGTCAGCACCAGTCTTGGGTACTGCACTTTCACGTTCGTGATCTTCCAGTGCTGCCCACAAAACGTGGCATATCGCATGGCGTAAAGGTTGTTTTGTGCAAATGGGTCGGCTACAACGCTCAGTTGGTTTCCTACTGTAACGTCCTCATTGATCTTGTCGCTCCCCTGCATCAGCCGCCCAAACTCCAGCACGTCGCCGTAATAGCTCCGCTCTACGATCCGTTCTACGAATACGCTTGGCGCTGATTCTTCCGTATCCTGCGCAAACCCGATCTTCCCGCTCCATTTCATAGTAGATCCTCCCAAAGGAACCCGAGTTGGGGTGCCCAGCAGCCGCTTCACTGTCGCTCGCGTCTCGCTGACCCAGGCCAGTTCCTCACTTCGCTGTTTCCGCCACTGGCGGCGCTCAGTTCGTCACCATTTTGAATTTTGTCCGGCAGGTCAGTTTGTTATCGCTAACTCGATGACCTGCTTATTACTCCTCTGCCACGGTGCAGGTCGTAGCGGTAGTACCGTCGTACACCACCACACCGGCAGCCAGCAGAGCGATAGGCAGGTAGGTCTTGGCGCCGTCCACGATCATCAGGCGGCCCAGCTTAAAGGCCTTCTCCACGTCATCCTTCTTCGCCTGGGTCTTGTGTGCCTCGTCCTCGTACAGCTTCTTGTCGGTGTGCAGGTAGGCAACGTAGTTAGCCACATGCAGGTCATAACCGGTCTCGTAATAGGGTTTCAGCATAGTTCTATCCTTTCTCTTTAAGCAGCCCACTCCACGGCCATGGCGCTGAAGGGCGTGGTCAGAGCGCCGGAGCAGCGGGTCTCGATGAGGTACTTCTGTGCGTTGAAGTCGATGTCGAAGTCGTCGAACATGGAGACAGCGCCGCCCTTGTCTGCGCCCACAGTGTAATCGGCCAGGTTCACGATCAGGCAGACCAGGTCACCGCCCTTGGCACCCTTGCGGCCCTCCATCTCGGGGATGGTCACAATATTCTTTACACGCAGCTTGCGGGCCAGAGCAGCCTCGTCGGCATACAGAGTGTGGCCGATGCCGTCCTCCAGCAGGAGCATCTCGGTCAGGGCGTCCTCGGTGGTGTACAGGGTGGGGGTGCCGGAGCCGCGGTACTCCTTGCGGCTGCGCAGGATCTGCTTGATCAGGGCCTTGTACTTGTCCTCCACGGTGGTCAGGCCGGTGGTCTTGCACTGGACCTTGATGGTAAACAGGTCGCTGTCATTGAACACAGGACGGATGCAGTTCTCATCGATCTTATCCTCAGAAGCAGCCAAACGGCCGTCGCCCAGCAGGTAAGCCAGAGCCAGCTCACGGTCCAGCTTCAGGCGCATCTCCTTCCTCAGCCATGCCACAACGTCGAAGCTGGTAATGTCGATGACGTCGTCGCGGTCCAGCTTCTGCTTCTTGTACACGGTGGTGGGGCTGGTGGAGCGGCGCAGCAGGCCAAAGACCTCTTCCTTCTTGAAGTTGCCCTTGAAGTAACCCTTGGCGCGGGCATCTTCCTCAGTCAGGTCAGCGAACATGCTCTTGATCCGGCTGAAGGGGACGTGGTGCACAGCGCCCATGACCACGCTCACCCAGTCGTCGGGCTTGTCGATGATGCGGGGCGTGGTATCCAGCAGGTGATCCTCGGGGAACAGCCACTCCACATTGTCGATGCTGTGGCTCAGATAGGCCAGCTCCTCGCCGGTGATGTCCGAGTTCTCGAAAGCCGCCTTCATGGTGCCGCTGCTCTTGGCACCCTTGATAACAGCGTTGATGTCGCCGATGCTGTGCTTCAGCACGGTCTCAGTGGTGTCATGGTCAAACACATTCTGCTTCACGGTCGTATCCTCCTCACCGTCGTCTTCGCCGTCCTCGCCGTCTGCCTCTTCCATTGCAAGGCCAACAAGCGCATGACAGCATTCTTTCTGCTCGTCGGTCATGCTGTTGTACACTTCCTCGAGTGTCTTACCGTTTTTCTTTTCGTCCGCCATTCCGGCATCCTCCTGTTTCGTGTCGTTTCCGCCGTCGGTGCTGTGGGTCAGCTCCTCCAGCGGGTCGCCATTCGGGTCCAGCCCGTGGGTCAGGCTCAGGCCCTCGTCGTTGTAGATAAAGGCCTCACCCTCATCATAATCTTCATCGGCGCTGTGCTTCACCACCTCGTCAATGAGCGCACCCGGGTTGCAGCCTGCCAGTACGAGGCTCACTTCCCGGATAAAGCCGTGTTTCACGGTCTTCCCCACCTTCTGCAGTCCGTTGGCATAGATGGAAAAGGCGTTCAGATCGCCGTTCTCCACGCAGGCCTTGGCCGTCCGGCCGGTGTCCGTATCGTTGAACTTGGCGTAGCAGTATACGCCCTGGGGCCGGTTTTTCAGCAGACAGTGGCCGATGACATTGTCCACGCTCGAGTGGTCGTGGTTGTACACCATCGGCACGGTCTTGCCGTCGCACTCCTTAAAGGCGTCCGGCGCAATGGTCAGTCCGTCATAACAGCGGGTGTTGACCTTCGTGGCCCATCCGCTGCAATCGTAATCGATAGCCATTTTGAAATTCAGCATCTCCTTTCCAAAGTTTTCATGTTCCTTACTCCGACAGTGCTCTGTCCACAGCATCTCTGCCTCTCGTCAGCATCCTCTCCTGCTTCGAGACCTCTTCGCTTGACTGGCTGATGTTCGCATTCCGCAGCTCATCCGCCTTCGGGTCCTTCGAGGGCTTCATGCCGATGGCCTGCCGCATCTCGTTCGAGGTCATGATCTCGTTGCGGGTAAACTTGTCTGCAATCTCTGCCACAGCCGACACCGGCGTCAGCTTGAACGGGTCGCGGAAGAACAGCACGCTCTCGCTCTTTTCGTCTCGCTGCTCTTTCGTCAGGAACTTCCGTTTGAACTCATCCACAGCGGCCGCTACGATGGGCTCGATGGTACGGTTCTCGTAGTTGGTCATCACCTTGTCGTCCGCAGTGCCGTTCATGATCTCCGGTGTGATACCCAACTGGCTGTATGCCATGTTGGTCAGGTATTCCACACTCTTCAGAACATTGTTTTCCAGACTGCGGTTCAGCTGGGTGATGTGCTCCGTTCCGTCCGTGTAAGCCACACCGTACTTCGAGCCTGCCAGCTGGTCTTCGATCTCCTGCCGCCGCTCCAAGATCTGCTTCTTGCGGGCCTCGCTCTTCACGACGTAGGGCAGCTGGATGATGAGATCGAGCTTCCCGGCTCCAACCTGCTCGTCGATGACATCCATGAGGTGGAGCTTCCGGGTCAGCTGCTGAATGGTGCCATTGGGCTCGTTCATCACGGCGTAGAAGGGGTTCTCGATCAGGGCCACCCGGTCCTTCGGCAGAGTCACCTCTTCCTTCTGTCCTGTCTTCTCGTTGTAGAGCTCTACCCGCACGTCGGCAGGGTACCACTCCTTCACCTTGCCCACCCGCATGGACTGGATGTCCATTTCGCCGGTCGCTTCATTCAGCTCCACGTCCACCGGCACCACGGCGATGACGCCCTCGTCCAACATGGACAGGAACATGTCGAACCGCATCCCCCGTCCGGTCTGGTCGAGGTTGGCTGAAAGGTTCAGACAAGAATTAAGGCCCGACGAAATGGTTTCGCTGTAGCGTCCGTTTTCGTCGAGCCTTACGTGGTTGATGGTAATGGCCGCAGCATCCATAGCGATGCGGGTGTAGATGGCCGAAATGATGGTGCGGTCGCTTGCCCGGGTCATCCGCACCCGGTCGGGGCGATAGCTGTATCCACCGCCGTAGTATATCTTTCCGGGAGGGTCCCGGTTCGTAAAAGCGTTCCACGCCCTTTTCAGGCGGGAGCCAAAGGTATTAGGCATCTTTAGATCCTCCCGGGTCAGTCGTCCTTCTTCTGGTCATCTTTCTTCTGCTGATCCTGCTTTGCGGCACTGCCGTTCACCACCGCATTCGCCAGTTCAGGATTGCCCAGCACATCCGAAACGAATTTCTTCGCGCCATAGCTCATCACGCCAGCAGTAGCCTTGGTCAGCACCTGCTTTCCGGCGTCCGACATGACCTGCTTCACAAAACTCTTGCCGCCGTACACATCGTTCCGCAGCTGCTTCACGTCCTTCTGGAGCTGTAAGCGCTCCTTCTCGGCCTTCAGCTCCTTGTTGGGGTCATCGACCCGGATGTTGGTCTGCCCCTCTAAGTCGCGGTACTGCTTTTCCATCTGGAGCCGGTTGATGCGCGCCCGCAGCTCCTCATCGGAGTAATCCTCGGCTTTCTTGCCCGAGCGCTTCGGCGCATATTCCACCTTGGGTTCTGCGTCCTCACCGGCGTTTCCGTCTCCATAGTGCTTCCTGCCCGCGGCCGTCAGAGTGCCGTCTTTGTTCTGGTACCGCCGCACGCCCCACTTCATGCCCTTGATGCCCCAGTGATAGAGTTCATTTTTGTAGGTCTGCACTTTACCATCACCTCACTTTCCCTGCGATGTCAACTTCCGCTTCAGCATCAGCGCAACTCTCTGTGCGCCCTTCTGTACCGCCCGCTTCCGACGTGCCGCCGACATTTTCTTGTTATACCGCTTCTTAGCGGCTTTCATGCGGGCTTTCTTTTCCTTGCTCGTCTCTGCCTCGGCCCGCTTTTTTCGGTACATGTTGTCCCGCAGTCTCGTCACCTCGTCTCCCGAGATGTACTTCTTGCGCAGCTTCAGCTTACCGTCTTTATCCTCGTACTCCTCAGTAGCTACCCACGCACCGCGCCCGTTCGGGTGTCTCTCCCGACGGTATTCTCCTGTAAGGCGGGCTTTGCCGTTCAGGATCTTCTGCTTGGCCCACTCTTTCTGTTGGGCGCGGGTCGGCTTCCTGTCGGGGTCATCGCCTCTGCTGATTGCCCGGCTTCTCCGGTAGTTGTCGTATGCTTCCTTGCTGTAGAAGTAGTAATACTCTGTGTTGCCGTTGCGGTCAGTCCCGGCTTCCACTCTCTGGTAATACTTATGGTTCTTCCGCTCGCTGCCCTTCCCGAACAGCCCGTGCTGCATGAATTTCCAGTAATCCATTTTGATTTCTCACCTCCGGTTTATCAACCCTCACTCAAACGCATCCCGGTTCTCCTTCCACGCCACATAGGCATCCATCATGGCTGCCACGGCGTCGATCTTCTGGTCCTGCCTCTGCTTGTAAAGCTTTCGGTTTCCATTCGTGTCCACCAGCGCCACGCAGTTTCCAATGGCAAACTGCATCAGCTTCTCGTCGAAGAGGAGCTTTCTCTGCTCACTCAGTTTCTTTAAGTCGCCAAGCGGCACGCTTTCCGTCCGCGCGCCCTGAATGACCTTGGTGATGCCGAAGTTGCCGTTCTCGGTCGCCCACCTCTCCACGAAATCCTTTGCGTTGTATGGGTCATACCCGAAGGCCCGGATGTCGTATTCGTTCTGCTGGATAAAGGCGTCAAGGTCGTCGTATACCTGCATCATGTCGAGGATGGTTCCGTCAAAGACGAACAGCGTCCCCTCCTGCATGAACTCCTCATACTGTTGCCGCCTGGAGATGGGCAGCTGACTTAGGGTGTAGCTGGTAATGTAGTCCCGCGTCTTCACCCCGAAATATCCGTTGGAAAGCGGAAATAGGAACGTAAAGGCGCAGAAGTCGTCGCCCCGGCTCAGGTCAGCTCCCATAGCGCATGGCATCTGCCAGAAATCACGGTGCCGATGACACAGCGTCTCCTCGTACGAGAAGAAATAGGTATACCCCTCCATGGGCAGGTTGAAGCGCTTTGCCAGAATATCATTCCTGGAGCTGGGCGATTTCTCTGCGCGCTCCACGTCCAGCTGGTAGGTCTCGTAGGTCACGGTCTTTCCGAGGTTCGGGTTCGCCTTCAGCCACATCTCCGGTTTGCCGACTTCGTCAATAGAGTCCAGTTTGTAGTACCAGATGGAGACGTGGGGATTGATGTATTCTCCCTTCAGGATCTGCATCAATTCCATTTTGATGTCGTCACCGCATCCATTTCGTACCGTACCCTCAGAGCTGGCCGCCACAATGAGATAGTTCTCGTTCTTGGCTGCACCCTGCTCGATGGCACCGATGGGGTCTTCCCGGATGTCACAACTCAGCCATTCGTCCACTGTTGCAACCATGTCTCGGCGGCCTTGGAGCTTCTCAATGGTCATAGGCCGCACCTCCAACAGGCTGTTGGAGACAAAGTTCTCGATGCCCTTCTTTGTGCTGGCCAGCTTCACCCGATCCACCTTCGACCCGGTGGTATTCTGCAGGCTCCCTTCGGTCATAAACTTCAGCACAGGCCCCTTGGCTCTGGCCAGAGCAGTCCGCAGCGGAGCCAGCACTTCCTCTGCCTGGTTCATAGTGGGGGCAGTGGTCACCTGTCGGGTAGTGGTGGTATACGCCACCAGAAAGTACGCCTGAAGAAACTCCAGATACATGGTCTTTGCAGCCGCGCGGGTGATGATGAGATACTGCTTCGTAATGAGCCGTTTCTTGATTCGCCGGGTCTCATAGTGGCCTCCGCCGTGTGCATCCGGCACAAAGACGCTCCGCTCCACGAAGTAGTACCACCCGAAAATCTCCTCCGCCCACAGCTTGAAGCTGTCCAGCATCTTCACGTCGCTGCCGTCGGTCAGGGTCAGCTCATCCTCGCAAAAGGCGATAAAGCCGTTGACTGCCTTGTCGTCGTAGTAGATGCCAGGGTTGGCGATCAGGTCGTCGATCCGGTTCATTTCCATTGAAATTTCACGGCATACCGGTATCTCGCCCCGCATCACGGCCTCCCGAAAACGGCCGTAGTAGATCGGTGTGGCCGTATTCGAGAGTGCCATATTTCTAACCTCCTATTATAATAAGGTAGGAGCCCTCACTTTTGGGCATAAAAGGGCTTGTCAAGGGTGTAGAAGCACGCTTCCATTTCAGGGCATTCACAGGTCCCACGCCGTGCGCAGTCTGTACAAAAATCCTTCATCACCGCATCAAGCCATTGCTTTTTTACAGGTGTTTCAGTCAGTCGCTCGATCCACCGCTTTGTTACACTGCTGGCCATGTGTCGTCGTGCTCCACGTTCAGCCGCCACTCCATTTCAGCAGCGGCATTTTTCAGTGCGTCCAGGGTAGAGCTGCTTTGTGGTACGTCAAAGCCCATCAGCCGCACCTTCATGGCGGCATATGCTTTCACGGCTGCCGCCTTCACCGGGTCGGCAATAAACTGGCTCCAAAGCTCCTCTTTTCCAGTAATGGCAAAGCCTTCTTTCGGCCCTACCCCCATCTGGGTCAGCACCATGAATACGCTGTTCAGATACATTACAATGTCTGCATCAAAGTCCTCGCATTCCTCGGCGATTCCCAGCAGCTTCTTCACGCTTGTCAGGATGCTGTCCATGCCACTCCTCCGTTAACGTGCGGTGTCCCCGTCCGCAATGCACTGGTTCTCCCACTTCTTATACACGTCAAGGTAGGTCTCCTTCTTGTCGCCATTGTGGGTGATCTCATAGTACATGCCGTCGGATACAGTGGTGCTCACAAGCGCCTTCCAGTTCTGCAAAGTCTTCGAAAACCATACGATGAACACATCCTCCATCGTCAGCTTCTTGCCGTCGGTCACGTCCACATGACTGTTGAAGTAGTCCACCACCAGCTGCTTTGCGCTGGTCATAAAGTCTCTCTGTTTCATTTTGATTCCTCCTCGGCATCGCTGTCGCCACTCATAATGTATAGCTCATCATGGCATAATACCAGTCCTTCTGAGCCCTCGCCAGCAGTTCCAGTTCGGCCAGATGGTGGGGCGCGCCGTCCTTCCCCATGGCCGCTTCTTTCTGTGCAGCAGCTTCAACGATCTCAGTCAGCTTCTGGTGATCAATGGTGTCCAGCCCGGATTTCAGAGCACTGTGGTTCTCCACGCTGTCCGGGGCGAACTTCATCCCGTCAAACGTAATATCCCCGGCCCGTGCTGCCCGCACCTGCTGCCCATCCACATTTGTCGCCAGAGCATCGTCAAAGTCAAAGCCCTTGTTCTGCGGTACAACCGCATAGCCTTGTTGAAGCCTTGCTTCCGCAATACCCACATTCGCCCAGTACAGCACCTCGTCCAGCTTGGTCAGTGCCAGGCTTCTCGCGCGACTCGGCGCAAGGTGTTGAAGCATTGCCTCTGTCTCTTCCAGCTTCTTCCACAGAAGGATGCTGTATTCCGCTTCCCGTTCGTCAAACTTTTTTCTCGCGTACATCTTATCACTCCATAACCTGTTCCCAGTCGTCGCAGCAGGTCACGTTCAGCATCATGCCAATATCTTTGACCTTGCGGAAGTTGACCTCTTCGCCGTTTTCCTTGTGGATCAGAAGCTCCGTGCCGGAAATATGCCAGTAGGCGTCCTTCCAGCCCCGCCGTTTTACTTTGTGTCCCTGCTTCATGGTAAGCCAAGCTGTCGTCCAGTTCATCCTATTTCCTCCAAGGGCAGGTATCCCCTGCTGTTCTATTGCCATCCGGTATCTTCGGCCCGTCCCCGGTGCCGTAATGGATAGCCTTGTGTGTCGCAGCCGAAACGCAGATGGCGTTCTCCGGGTCCAGCAGCTTTTCGCTGTGTCCGAGCACATCCTCCTTCGTAATGGGGTTCAGGTGGTGGATGCTGATACGCGGTCTCACCGGCCTGCCATCCCGCAGCACCCAATCCGTAATGGGATGGTCCGGGCACCCCAGATCACACCCCATGTCTCTCGCAATGATTCTGTCCCGGAACTGCCGCCACTCTCTCGATTGGTAAAAGTCCTGGTTCAGCCATCGGTCAAACCCGAAGGTATCTTTACCAACCTCTCCGTGCAGCTGCAGATATGCCAGCCGCTCCTCGTATGTGGCGTAGCTGCATAATTCGGTATAGCTCTTCATACAAACAGCTCCAGTATCTTGCAATGTGCAATGATTATAGACAGTGCCCACAAAATATGCAGCATAGTCGTACTTACAGCATTTTTGGGAGTCTTTCCGAAACACACCGCCAGCATAAAGATCATAAGAGCCGCAATCCACAGCATAGCTAACGCCGTCTTATAGCCCATCATTTCGTCAATTTGCCTCATTTACCTCAGCAGACCCTTCTGCTGTAAGGTCGCATACAAAATCAGCATTCCGCACCATAGCAGTGCAGGCATCCCGAAGTGTGCAAAGAGTTCCATTGCATAACTCTGTGTGTGCTTCTCTGCCCACTCTGCAAAGAAAACCGAGCCAAAAACAATAACGACAAGCCAGAACATAGCAAATGCCAACTCAATTAAAGTCATATTCGTCTTCCTCCACACCGTTGTACTTGGCCATGGCTTTCAGTACCTTGTCATACATCTCTTTGGAGTCCTTGGCGGCCTCAAGTGTTTCAGTCTTTGCCCGCAGCAGTTTGTTCTCTTCCTCCAGCTTCTTCTTCTCCAGGTCTGACTTCATGGTGGCCAGCTTCAGGAAGTGAGTTGTCTCTGCACTAGAGGCCGTTCCTTCCCGAAGCCGTCTTTCCACCAGAGTCATGGCCAGATTTATCATATACTGTTCCTGTGCTTCCGGACTGGAGGCAGGCCGGGCCGAAGCCGCAGCCATCTCCCCCGGAGCGCTTCTTTTCGGCTTCATAGCTTTATCCTCTTTTCTTATGTTTTTGGTTTCGCTTTTGCAAGGGCTCATGGGCGTGGCTTGTCATGGCATCTGAAAGGAGAAGAAAAATGTCAATGGAGGTTGAACATCATGAACCCGATTTTCATAGGAGGCGTTTTTCTCCCATGAGCCCTTGCAAAAACTGCTGAAGCTGCAGTCTACTCCCCGCAGCCTCAGCAATTCAATCTTAAAGCCCAAATATCAATTTTCCCTCCGGGGAAATATCAAAGACCGGCGCGATTTGAGAGGGGGTGTCGTTTTTTAGACCCCCTCCCTATGGTTTACACACTTTGGTCGGCGGTATTTTCATCATCGATCGTGATCTTGAGCTTTTTATAATTGTTTGTCGGATCAACAGCGATAATTCGATCGATTGCTCTCTCGATTTCATAGGCATTCTCATTGTCCGTGAACTGAGAAGAGGTCTCGGCAAGTCGCATGAGCAGACCTGATGAATTATAGCCGTGATCCATATCATACTGATACCACTGCTCAAACTGTTCGTATGGACTATACGGATTATCGAACGTGGTAAGGAAGCATCGAACCATAGTCAACGCCTTTCTTAAAGAAACAAATGTTAGTTGAGAGCGCTATAAATGGTAGACTTAGGAACACCACATACTTTAGCGATGTCTTCATACGAATAGCCGCTCCTGAGCATAGCCTTTGCCTTTGCGGTCTTTGCTTGAGACATGACAGTAGTTGCTCTAGGCATAGCGCGCTTCACGATCTCATCAGAATCAGAAGATTCAAGGAACTTCATCAGCTTGCTGTCGGAAATAGCACCAGCTTGAATCGCTTCCCATTCTTTGTCAGTGAATGTAATCTTCGATTTTCGGCCGCTTGCACCAACAGAATCTCTTGCACGCTGCATTGCGTCTGCCGAGATCTTACGAATAGCTTTTTTATCATCAGTATTCGAGGGATCGAGACCTTGCTCCTGAATCTTTGCCTTAATTGTCGCGTTAGCAATAATTATCGCTTTACGCTCTTTAGGCTTGTTGGCGATCATTTTTTCATATTTCTTATTCAGCGATGCAACTTCGGCAGCATATTTTTTGTTAGCACTAGGACTATAGACCAGTCCTTCCATGTTGGCAGCCTCTTTGCGGGCCTGGTTGGCCATCGCTTTCAACTTGTTAGAGAAATCCGCATACAGATTCTCCTGGATAGTGCCAGAGGACAGGGTTCGCACATCCTTCACCTCGGAAATGAGACTGACAGTATCTTCTGCAATACGTTCTTTCTTCGTTTTGGGGTCGATAAAGGTACGTCCGCTCTCCTTATAGATGTACTCTCCAGTGTTTTTGTCCACGAGGACGCTTCCTCGACGCTCGGGAACACGAACAGCTGTTTTGCGACGAGACAGAAGAGTCGATGCTCCGCCATACTTCTCGTTCCCATCCTCATCCACGTGAACCTGCCACTTCTTTTTCAGCTCCTGGATACCGTTTTCTTTTTCAGACCGTTTGTAATCCAGCTTATGCTTTTCTGCATCGATGACAACCATCGAGTGCTTCACAGCACGCGCCAGTTCTTTTTCATCTGCACCTCGAAGTGTCATGTCAGTGATGAGGTTAGAGATAATGCCCATCTCTTTCTGCTTTTCTTCCTTCTTCATAAGGCGCACATTGTTCGGATTCCCTTCGGGAACAGCATATGCGGTCTTAGGGTCAAAGCCTTCGAGATCTTTCAGAGGCCTGGTGGACTTAATGGGCACTTTGTCTGACACCGGAATAGCCATAACAGTGTCGCCATCGAAGTCTGCACCAGAAAGCTGCTCTGCCACTTTAGAATTGATGCCAATAGCGTCCTGAATGTTACCAAGGTTCCTTTTGCCGCTAACATTTTTGTTGTTAACAGTAACCATGGGAATCTCAAATGTGCCTGCATGAGGAAAACGAATGAGTGCAAGCTGCGTTCCATTTTCGTATGTAGGACAATAGCATTCGGTCTCTTTGATTTTATTCAAAGGAAGAATGACCTTAGTTGACTGCCCAGGAAATGCAGATGCTTTAAGCGTCATAGCAGTCCCATCACAAGTGCCAGCGAAATCATTGAGAAGCTTCTTCCTTACCGTCGGATTATCGTAGCGCATGATTTCATCATACTGCTCTTTGTAATCAGCAATAGTAAGCTTGAGCTGGTTCTCAATCAGCTTTTTAGGCTGCTTGGAAAGGAATTGAGAAGAGACGTTTCGAGACATGGTATCCCAGTCGCCTTCTTCTTTCAGCTTATTGATGGGAGAAAGGTGCTCTTTCCCATCTGCGCCGATATAGGTGCTCTGGCCATTTGCCTTGATGGCTGCACCAAAAGGGTTGTCAGGGTCATTCTTGGCCTCTTTCAGAACCTTCATCTTTGGCGTACCAGAAGGCTTATTAGTGTTGAACATAATGTCAACACCATCCGGAAGGTCATCCGAATAAACGGCCATTCCTTTCAGGTAATGGTCGCCGTCAACCAGAATACGAACCTGCGCATAGTGGCTCTTGCCCAGATCAAGATCCGGAACACCGCGACGAATCTCCATAACGCCGTCTTTATCCAGACCTCCTTCATCTCCATAACGAATGGCTACTCGACTTGAATCCAAACTAGCAGGACGCTGAAGTTTGGAGAACGTGTCTCCGCCATCATCGGAATGGAAATCACCAAGAGAATTGATCTGATCCTGGTGCTGATAGGCATATTTCTGGTCAAACTCGGGCTTGGCCAAAACGGTGATATTCGTCTGCTGCTTAACATTGGTCGGCTGACGAATACCGACGCCATACCGCTTATACCCGTATTCTGCTTCCAAAATATAAGCCGCTTCATCAAGCTTGCTCTCAGATACACCAAGCGTTAAATTAGCTCCTTCAGAAATGTCAACCATACCCTTCTTGTCTACTTCCTTTTTCAAGGTTTCGGCAATCTTCTCGGCCTGGCTTGCCTTCTCGCCAGCGCCGCCTTTGTACTTAGAGCGAACGCTAGACTCGCTCATTCCAAGCTTGTTTGCAATCTCAGTCCAGCCAAGTCCGTCCTCTTTCAGGGAGCGAATTTGGTCGTACTCAAGCGCTTTACGATCATGGCCCGCCTTAGATTTGGCGATTCTAAGTTCCGTAAGACCCATCTGATATTCTTTGGGAAGTGTATCATTGATGGCTTTCAGGATCTCCGTTTCAGAGAGTCCTTTCTTTTTGAGGGTTTCAATTCGAGAAAGAAAATCGCCAGAATGCTGATACGGACTGTCACCAGAGCCCCACGGATAACGACCAGAATGACGTTTTGTTCCGTAATGGGAGAGAATACTCTCCTCAGGAGGTACTCCGTAATAGCTGCGAATATCTTTTTCAATCGGATTCATGCCACTGCTCCTAACTTCAGCTCATTGATGACCTGGTCGAACTCTTTGATCTTTTCAATGATGGGATCGATGTCCTCAAAGGTAGGATTCACGATCAGAATATCATCGTTCTGGTAGATGCGGTTCTCGAACTGAATATCTTTCGGCTTGATCCGATACTCAGCGCAGAACAGTGCATCATAAATAAAGAGCTGTTCCATATGAGCGGGAACAGCTCCGGTCTTAAGATCGTGAATACGAAGAAGATCTTCGTTAAACGAAATTGCATCAGCAGTGCCAAAACAGTTTTCACTGTAGAACAATACTTGTTCCGGCTTCATTCGGAAACCGATGGCATCGTTCACGTAGGCATTAAGGGTCTTTTTGCTTTTGGGCAGCTTCTGCTTCAAATCGATGCATTCTGCTGCAAAAGCGTGAAGTCTTGTGCCACGTTCCTTGGCCTGATAATTCATGAACGCATCGACAAGCCGCTGAGCGTCATAATTGAGCCAATGATACTTACTCGCTCCCAGAAACGCATGTTGCCCTGTGAACCTGGAATGATCGTTCCATTGCATCCAGTATCTCCTCCTTATTTTCCGGATAGATAAAAGCCGCAAATCCCATATCGTTCATTTTCTGGACGTAATAGTCCTGATTTGGACGATGTGAAGAATTTGCGGCTTTTTTACCTTCCAAGGCTGCCCAGGTAGAACCTTGTAAAACCAACAGATCAGGAATTCCCTGAATCTCATTAGGATCAAGATGTACCACAATGCAGTCTGGAAACCGTTGCTTAATCTCTTTTACCAATCCGGTCTTGAATTTGTTTTCGAGCATAATACAACCTCCAAAAATGAAGGGAAAATGTGTTTTTTAGACACGCTATTCCCCCCATAAAAGGGGAAGTTTTTCTCGCGTATGTTTTTGTATGTTTTTGTAAGGACAAAAATAAAAGCCCCTGCGTTATTAGCGCAAGGGCTTTGCATTAAAGTATGTACTCAAAGTATAGCTGCTCAGGACCACATACAAATGACCGGTTGATATACTTCCGTTCTCCGTAATCATCTTGTATGGTTCCGTCGTCACAGTCATAGTCATCAGCATCTGGGCCATGCTGTCGGTAAAGATCATCGTAGGAATATTCTGCTCCGCACTTGGAGCATTCCCATCTATCTGTTCCGGCTTTTCGCAGAATTCGTCCACACTCGCAAACGGGGCGTTTTGTATGTATCTCTACATATTTATTCGCATAGCAAGCAATACCTCGTCCTTTGCGATCTTTGGTCCACCATTCCTCAAAACCATGCTCGTTGACAAAGTCCATATCATGTACCTCATATTCAAGTAACCGTGACACGACTAATACAGCCGTACCTCAATCATACACCATTGGGGCGAACTATGCAAGGGCATACCGAAAAAGGAAATATTTTGAAGAAAAAGGCCTGTGGCCAAAAGCCCATTTTTTCCGGCCTATTATATACATTATTTTTTTCATTTTCTAATTAACTTAAAGAAAAAAGTGGGTTTTTGGCCAAACGGCACTTTTTTAACGTAGATACGTCATTTTTTGTGGCCATTTTTGCTAAAATTTTTGGCCACAAAGTGGGTTTTTGGCCAAAAAATCGTCAATTTAGGCACTTTTAACCAAAAGACCGAAAAACGGCCTCGAAAAAAGTGGGCGTTAAGACATGAACATCGCCATAAGCCACATGACAAACATAAACAATATCAATGTTCCAAAGCATATAGCAAGTTGCTTCGGAACATTCTTCTTATCGTTATTCTCTTCCTCTTTCTTCCATTTCTCGAACTCCATCCGCTTCATCTCAAGCTCTTTGGCGTCCTTCGATTCCTGAATGCGAGCTTCATCTACAAACCTGTGCGTCTCCTGATAGTCGTCAAGCCGAACTTTTGTCCCGCAATATTCGCAGAACATGAAGTCTCGATTACCTTCTTTTACCGTAAGCTCAGCGCCACAACTAGGACATTTTACCGTTCGTGCCATAAAAGCACCTCCTTATACAAGTACAAGAATATCATGTAGGAGTCGAATCGTCAAGCAAAAGCACCACCTCCTTGGATAAAAAATAAGAGGCGCAGAAAAATCCACGCCTCTCGCTTATTAGTTCAGGACACAGCCAAACACATTACAAAGCAAATATAACGGCTCTTCATTGGCCCATAAGCCTCCTCGCCGCAGCATACAGGAATCGTTTAAGCGTCCATTTATCCAGTCTGAATGCAATACGGAGCTCTTCCATTTCAGGATTAGGATACACCCCACTCCGATACTCCATCGCATCCACAACTCTCACAAGGCGAGCCGTGACGCTTTTCACATTCGTGTGATACTTCTCTGCAATCGCAGCGCAAATATCAATCATCGGAACAGACCGATGCGAATTGAGCACATCAATGGTCATTTCGACCGCATCGCCCACCATTTCGACCGCATCGCCCACCATCGGAATCCGCATCTTCACAAGAAAATCATACGTTCTTTGCTGCATTTCTTATTACCATATCCTTTCCCTCTCAGGTTTTCATAACGGCATTCTCTGCATGAACCAGATATGTGGTACCGTCAATCGTGATTTGCAGCTGATCGCCTTCGTAGTCAGTCCAGTTGTCAACTTTGCCTTGAACAATAGTTCCGTCGGGCAACTTAATCTGTGCCCAGGAATAGGTAAATGTCGTACCAAACATCCTATAGTTTCCACAACTGCATAACCCGAGGCAGCCAACAAGCATCATCAGACATGCAATAAAACAAATAATACGATTTTTCATAGTTACTTTACCATACTCCCCTTCCGCGTCTGTTCATCAGCCGGCCAGAACGTATAAATATCATCGAACACCACCGGAATCTTCTTCTGAACCTCCAGCAGCAGCGGACACATCAGCTCACGCATCTGAGGATGAGCCGCCACAGGAGTACGCAGCTTGAAGATATTGCGCCACTCACGGTAGTTGGCAGTCACCACGATCTCGGTCTTCAGGCACAACGGCAGCACACAACGGGCCTGTTCGGGGCGCATACCGTTAGCGATCATAAGCTTGTAGTCCTTTTCGGCATAAGTCATGGCTTCAAGGAGCGAACTCTTAATCGTAACCTCGCTATCGTTCAGTTCACAATACTGCTCGCCACGAATATAAGAAGGCCAAATAAACGTCAGCTCCCCGCCAAACTTCTCCTTCGAGTAGTTACAGTACCTGGTGCTCTCCTGTGCAAAGCTCGCAATGCGATGCCGCACCAGCTCATTCGCCACACCACGGTCACAGGTAAACAGCACAGACAGCTGAGAGTGCTCCAGCATAGCCTCATGCCCCTGCTTCACCAGAAAACCAACCAGCTTCTTCGCCGACTCACCATCCGGCGTGATTTTGTCCTCGCTCTTGTAGCAGACCCGGGCCACCCGCTCGATCTGCTGGAGCTCTTTGATGCCGCCCTCAGAAATATCAGTGAGGATTTCGTACTTAGGTTCAACGAATTTCATAATTAGTTCTCCTTTTCATCAATGAATCAATGATTTCGAGCTGACTGAGGCTCTTTCCATTACCCCTTTGGGCCACCATACTGATGCCAATATCATCGATTGGGATAATATATCCGAGATGAGCCATTTGTTTATGATCGCAGGCGTTAACCTTCTGACACTTCTGGCATTTTGGAGCAAGAATGGTAATCGCGCCAAAGTCTTCGTTCATAAACGGTCCTCCAAAAATAGAATAAGTTTCATTACACTTATAATTATCTTGACTATAAATATTACAGGTCTGTAGAACCAGGGCATATGGTCCGTCTTGCCATAATTGTTACGATTGTGTTGCTCCATGTAGATGTATCTATCAAATTGCTCTACTGTAATGCCGTTCTCTTTACACCATTTCAGACCATCTTCATATGTAATGTCGCCATTCATATAATAGAACACAACATCTTTCAGTTTGGCATTTTTTGTTATACAGACTTTTCGTTGAAGCTCATAATCGTTAACGTAAAGTGAAACGGTATTTCCGGCCCAGTCTGTAACAGTTTCGAATGGAAACTCATTCATTCTCATGTCAAGGTCGTTGAATGTTTTTGCTTGGGCAAACCGATCATCATTCGTATTCATAATGTTCACCTCACCCCAAGAACCTGAAGATAATAAACCACAGGCATTTCAGGGTGAACGCTATGATTATCAGCCACGCGCAGGCCGTGATAGTAACCGCTAGAACGCCGCCAATAAACTTGCCGATTTTTTCATACATACTCATTGCTCCTCCTTCTGGTACCCGACGAAGTCGCCAACGCCGATGTCACCGTTTGGACATGTATGCGCCCTATACAGTCTCGGTGCTAAGGGCATCTCTTTGTGATCCCACTCGAGTTCGCCATTGACCCTGTTCAGAAAATTATTCAGTTCACAAGACATAGCGTCCTCAGTATACACCGTCACCGGACAAAACTCATTCCCGCATTTACGGCAACGATAAATCTGATGATAATACGTCACAGAAGTGCGCCTCCCATCAATGTTTTAACCCTACTTTCAGCCACGCACAGCTCGAAAATAGCCGCCGACATATACTCCTGCTCACAGAAGTTGAAGTGATTCTCAGCGATTTCCAGCTCCCGCAGAGGGTTATAGAATTTATACTTGCGGGTATCCTTGAGAATATCAATCATCCAACCGCAGGGCGAGCTGAGCGTCAGGAAATTGATAACGAACACGATAATTTTATGAAGCATATTTCTTATTCCCTTCTTGTAAAAATAAAGAGCCGCAGATTTCTCCACGGCTCCATAATGAAGTCAGTCCAATACCCTCATATCATCGAGAATATCACTCAGTCTTTCACCATTTTTCTTTCTCTTATCGATTTCCAGCCATTCTTCGTTAGTCAGTTCCCGACGCAATTTCCAGTAATGTCCCAAACTTCTGTCGTAGCAGTACAGATCCTTCAGATTCTGCTCCTTGGCCAGTGCCATGTGCTTCGACAGCATTTTTGCTCCTGCTGCAATTCCGCCCACAACAACCGGACCATAAGTAATAATCTGATCCTTGTGCTCATAACACCAAGTTTGTGCTTTTACCTTTTTGTCCTGGAACCACTCCCGAATTTGAGCTTTCTTTCGTGCTCTTTCGAGTTCTTCCATAGTGTAAACCTTTGCCATAAATATTTCTCCTTTATAGTCAGTATTTGGATCTCTCCATAAAGGGGCTTGTTATTTTCGCGTCTTCTCCTTATACAATCGTCTAAGTTCAAGTTTACTTGGTAAGAAGTCATTGCAAAAATAGGCACTAGCAAACGGTGTTGCCTCGCTCGGACATATCATAGATGGCGATATATACCCTATCCGCTGGTCGAAACATAATAGCTGCAATCGGTTTTGGTAAATATCAAATCGCCTTTTCCCTTGAATTGCATTGATAGGAAGTAGCAGCGCAAAAGGTTTTCCTAGCGAATAGGCCCGTTCAAGTACCTCATCCTTCTTACTGAATGGAGGGTTCGATACCATCACAGTCCAATTTTCAGGTTCATATGTAAAATAATCCATACCGTCATCGATATGGGATGGAATCACTCTGTATCCAGCTTCAGAGAGCACCTTTACATACGCAGAATCCGCTTTATCAAATGGACACCAGACAAGCTGCTTTTTTTGTCTCCTAAAAATTCGAGCAATGGGTATACCGCATAGTCGGGCGTATACCGTTCGTCTCCTTGGATCGTTCGGTCTGCCTGTGCAATCCCGAGAATCATTTGACTTTCACCTTTGCTTCCTCGAATTTCACCGGCTTAACCGTCCCCTCCCGCGCACACTCCGTCATGCACTCATTGCAGGGCTCGTCCGTCTCCAGCACATTGAAGTTTTTGCACTTCGGGCAGTAGGTCGCATAGTCCACTTCGCGCATCCAGTTATTCATCAGGTTTCACCTCCGAAATAAAAGTGTCCATTCCGCAGCGAGGGCAACGCGCCAGAACCTCGCCGTTGTGGATTGTACTTTCCTTCATACTGTTCCAATTTGATGTAGGAATCCCAAAATGAGCATTACAGCCACCGCATTTGACGGCAACTAGCTTCTCGTCAGGGTTTGCATATCCATCAAGGTCGCCGATGTATTTCTGCACCCAGTGCCCATTACAAAACGGGCATTTCAAAATTCTACTGCTCGCAGGAACTTCATCCATGTCGTACAGCCACACCTCAGGAGCAACCGGATGACGTTTCATGCAATTCGTACACTCGACCGAAATCCAAGGACGTTTTTTCTCCGTCTTCTTCTGCTCAACGGAGAACCTATCATCCAACTCAGGATGGGTCACGCGCTGGTTCAGAGCCCAGAGCAGATTCCAGCAGGCAGCGCGCAGGTGGTCCTCATCGGCCATTCCGACCATGTACTTTGCCAGATGCCGAGAAGCACTGTCAAGCAACGAATGCAGCGGGATACCCTTATCCACGTTGTGCTCGCCATACTTCAGTGCACCCTCCTCGCAGTGCTTGCTGACCTCCATGATGCCATACCAAGGCAGGAGATCCATCCGCCCCTTCCCTGCATGCATGTCGCGTTTGGCACCGGTTTCAAATTCGGTGCGGTCTCCAGAATCTTTAATCATAAAAACATCATTCCTTTCTTACTTAATGAGATTCACATGATGCTGGTAAACTTCAACAATATCTCGCGGATGGTTCTTTTTTCCAAAGAACATTGCAATATGTGGGTAATTATCTCGTCCATCGTTGCGGCAATACAATTTTGTGGGAACTTTGTAGCGAGGCAACGCTTCTTCGGTATACATGATTTTTATAAGTTGAATCTCATGATACGTTGCCTTCATCTTTTGAACAAGTTTCTTCTTGCTTTTTCGTGAGATATTTCTCATCAGCAGAACCTCCTGATTCTCCCCTGCATAACCTTGTTGGGAATATCCAGCCACCGGATTTTGCATTTGTCCTTATAATTAGGTCGCAGTTTCTTTGGAGCCGACTTTGAAAGCTTCTCCCCAATCTCTCCGAGTAAATCCTCAACCCATGCTCCAATCTTCTCGCAGATCTCGGCGAGAGCATTGAAAACTTCATCTATTTTTTCGCAAGTAATACCTGAAGCCCTCAGTAGTTCATAAATATCATGCTCCATAAAATTTCCTTTCGTTAAACGCTTTCTTTGAGTTCAGCGCCCTTGAAATAGCGAGGTCAATTCCTGCTCGGGACTTTAAGTGGTAATACCAGAGATCCTTATACGGCGTATTCAGTCTGTCGATTCGCCCCGCAGCCTGCTCCATAATCTTATAGGAGTAGTTCTGGCTGTAGAATATAATGGTGTCCGTCTTGATGCAGTTCCAGCCCTCTGCCCCGGCGTTGTACTGCACGAGATAAATCCACCTGTCGCCATCAGGAATTGGCTGATGCTTATGGCCATTCCACTGAGCAACCTCAACCCCTGTGCCGTAGTTCAACCCGAGCAGAATATCCAGCTCATAGTCGAAATTGTAGAATATAATCATTCTTGGCCGTGTCATGCAAATATCAAGGACTTCCTGCTGCCGGCTTTCATCGGAATTGACAAGCTTCCTCAACATATAGCAAAACTCGCTGGCTGTCTCTATTGGTCTATCCTCCCAAGGATTCCAGCGGTTCTTGCAGATTTGCAAATACTTCGGCTTATTGTAGTCTACGAAAATATTCTCATGATGGGATACTGTAGGCCGTTCAAAGTCCATGTCAACCAGAATCCGTTCCCGCAGCCGTACCAGTCGCTGTGTGTTCAGATACCGCTCGATTTTAGGATATTTCGTGCAGTATTGGCTATATACTACATGCTGGTTGTTGAATTCCGTCCGATTCCTAAAGAATCCGTTGGCCACGAATACCGGAATATAATCCGTCCAGCAGTCGCCGGGGGTGGCACTAAGCAAGATCCATTCGTTTTCCTTTGTGATCTTCAGAAACGCTTTGACCCAGCTTCCACGTCCAACAACACGCTGTTCATCAAATATGAAGAACGCATTCTTCACGCCAACGTACTTCCCAATATTGTTCCACGAGTCTACGACGACCGTATGCTCGTAAATATCAAGTTTCGGGTCCGTCCCCATGTAGAAATGAGCCAATTCCTCGTCCCATTCGCCGGTATCTCGTTTTCGAGCCGTGGTAATGATATAAAGATCCGGTGGTTCTGTCATCCTTGTATATTCTTTTGTGTTTATTTGTCCACCATAGAGTCTGTAGTAAAACGCCAAACTCGTCCTTGATTTTCCGCTCCCAACGCCGCCGCACAAGATGCATCCGATTTTCATTCGGTCTACTGCATCCAACTGGTAGTCATAGAGCGTAACTCCTGCCATCAGCCTGATCACCTCATTTCCAGCATCACATGGATGTCTTTTTCCTGGCAATGATTCTCATACGCCAGAAGCGAAATCGTTGCTTCCTCTTCGTCCTCTCCTTCACCTCGGACAGTATAAGCAAAGAGTTCCTTCCGATTTTTACGGAAAACCTTCCAGAGTTCTTTCTTTTTAGTGGAGTCCGTGCTTTTTGCAATAAGCGGCATACTGAAGTCCCTCCTTCGTTGCCTCATGCATGATTTCCTGAAGACTAGGCCCTTCATACTTCTTTTTTGCTTTCGGCTTGAACGCATCCATCTCTGCTTTGTCAGAAGCGCGCTTGGCTCGTTCCTGCGCGATTTTTTCATCCAGAAGCTCTCTTCTGCGCTTTTTCCTGCATTCCGGGCAAAAGACAGTCGCTACCGGGACATTTTTCAATTCCTTGCCGCATGCTATGCAGACTTTGTCGGTTACTGTGACCATTATCTTTTCATCATCCTTTCATATATTTATATAGGTGTTTTCCGCTGGTGGGACAGGCAGGATTTGAACCCGCGATGAACCAGTTATGAGCTGGCTGCTTTGAACCTGACTAAGCTACTATCCCAAAAGAAAAGAGCCGCAGTTTTCTCCACGGCTCTTCATGCAGGCTGATTATTTCGCGCCGTCCTCCGGTTTGCAAGGACGAACATCCAGACGCATCTTTCCATGCGCATCCGTACGAACGGAAAATTCTTCCGGGTCATGGAACAGTTTCTCATACTTCTCAAGAAGCTCCGGACTCAGTGATCCGAAATCATCTTCCGTAAGCCCAACGATCAGGAATGTCCCTACAACGATGTCATAAGGCACACCAATCTCAGTTGCGAGAACCCGGTTATAATGCTCCACGGCATCACTATCCAGTTTGCCTTCTTCATTGCAGATCAGTGCCACGGGATCATCCCACGGATATACCGCCTGAATAGGTCCGCCAACTTCCTTCTGCAAGGAGTCCAGACCGAGCGGAATCCGGACGATTTCAGGATAGCAATGCGCTTTGATACGGAGCACTTTGATTCGTTTCATGACATCAACCTCCAAATCATTCATAAATATCAATCGAGCTGTCCCCTGCTGAGAACGCCATTTGCGACGTGGGCACTCATAGGACTGGTGCATTCAACCAGAGACCAACCCCGGCACTCGAAATATCATAGATCAGTAGCCAAAGCAGCTATACTTACGAGCCTCTTTTGCCCGTGCTTCGACGACGTCATGGGCCACGTAACTCAGGTTGATGGTGTAACTGGGAATGCCATAAGCCTTTGCGACCTGGTTCTCGATCGCACAGCCACGGTATGCCTTCGCTTCATCGTACACGCCGATGAAGTAATCTGCCTCAGACAGCATCTTAATGCTTTCGCCGAGACACCAGAGTGCCTGGTTCATGCCACTCGGAGGATCAGGAATATAGGTCTGGATAACTTCCAGCTCTTCGCCGAAGACAGCCTCGGCAATGTTGTGCATCTGCATCATGGTCCCACGGATCTGGGCTTCGGTACGGTCTTTCATCGGGCAGCTGATAAACAGTTTCTTCATATGCTTCACCTCAGAACGGAATATCATTCGGGTCAGACGGCTCTGCCATGTCTGCTTCAGGAGTTGCCAACCGGGCATAGCGCTCGGCATACGGATCAGGGTCGGCATCCTGCTCAACGTACATGACATCAGCATACAGGCCGTACTCGCCGGGAGAGTTCCGCTTCTCGACAAGGTTTGCCTGCACACAGACATTCTTGACGCGGATATAGTCGAGCTGCCCGATGGTGTCGATGTCGCAGAGCAGCCGCTTGCCGGTGGTGGTGATCCAGTACACATGCGGCGGCCACTTAGAGTTCATGTTGACCGTAACAGGAACGAAATAGGTCGGAACGAAGGGCTCGTCATAAGTACGCTCGGGGTTCGGATTGGTCTGCTTGACCTTGACACCGAGAGAGAGCAGATGGTCCACCAGCTCCTGATTCGGGATAACCACATTGACCCGGCGCTTATCCGAGCCAAAGCGATCACGGTTGGGGTCGCCACTGAAGTTGGTGGCAAAGATGAAACGGGTATCGTCAATATTGACTTTCTGACGTTTGCTGATCATAAATATAAATCTCCTTTTACTTGCTAATTTCGAGTTCCAGCATGGAAAGAGCTGCTGACACTCGACCCATTTCAGACAGAAAATTCACAGGATTACCTTTTGTTGCTGCCTCCAAAGCCGTTTCGTAGCTCTTCTTCGCCTGAGCGATGTACTTCTTGAGCGCATCCTTTTCGTTAGAAGAGCTTTCCATATAGGGCTTACCGTGGCAATTATTCTCGATAGACGAGCTTTCCATATAGGGCTTACCAGGATAATCCTTTCCACACTCAGCGACCCAACGCCGGATCTCAGCATAATATGCGCTAGTGTTATCTGCGCACCGCTTCGCGATAGCCATAGCCAAACCCTTTTCCGGATCGAAAATATCGTTGACGTTGCACTTTACAACGGTCTTGCTGCAGTCCGACCAGTAAACAACCGTAGCCGGAGGATTGAAGATTACTTTCTTGATGGTATACCCAGACCCCTTTCCGTACGTAGCATCCAAAATTTCTTTTGCCTGATTTGCATAGCAGCAAGAATCATTTGTAATCCTATGAAAGCTTCCACTTTTACGGATATGGGCATCGTTATTGCCGTCACAGTAAATATCATCCGGGTTAAACTGAAGTGTATGCCCCGTGTCCAACGTAATCGTTGTGGGCCCACCTAACTGCACGTTAATGTGCGCAATCGCTCCGATAATGTCACCCTTAGAATTGAACAACTTGTATGCCATAAAAATATCACCTCTTATCAAATTGTCTTGCAGCTTCTTCCTGGATGTCGCCCCAAGGAAGGTCAGGTGCAGTCCAGGGAGGAAGGCCCGGATCAACAGATACAAACCACTCAAAATCACCATATTTGGCGATTTCTTTGATGGCATCATCAACTTCCTTATTGAAGTATTCCTTGTCAATGGACTCCTCCATATGAAGCTGATACACCATCTCGCTTTCAAGCCACCGGTAATCTTTTGCGCCAGTCACAGATGCATATTTCCGATTGCCTGCATCGTCAACGCCCGATTCCCGCAGAAGCAGCGCGCCGCCAGCTCCTTTGACGATTGGACAGAACTGACCGACGCGGCCAACGAAAATATAATTGTGCTCACCTTCCCCCAGCCCTTCATTTTTATCAAGGTAGATGGCACCTTTGGAGACACTCTTCGTCTCGCAAAGGTCCTCGAACTGGATCGGGTCTTTGGAAAACAATGTCTTAAAGACATACGGGATCTGGAACTGAGTTCCTGTCGCCGTCCACTTACCGCCTTCCTTCTCGTTATCTTCGGGAACGTATCCATATTGCGCCTTGCAGTCCGTTGCATCCATGTACTTTGCGATATAAACCGCATTGTTCACGAGGCACATCTTCTCGTAAGTAGCCTCATGCTCAAAGGTATATCCATACTTCTCCGCAAACTTCATGCAGAAGTCAATAATCTCCGGCGTTGCACCGGGGATCTTGATGGAATCGGTCTTGATGTGGGCGACCGTGAACCCACGCTGCTGTACCTCATCCTGCAAAGTACGCATAAATAAAGCCCCTCGAAGCGCCACAATGTTGTTGGCGTTCTTGGGGTTCCGGAAAGGATTGTCGAAGGTCGCGCTGGTCAGGCCGTAGACAGAGTTAATGGCGATTTTCAGTGCCTGCGCCAAAGCTTTCGCCTGCGCAGGGTCGTCCAGATACTTGGACAGCTTTCCGCCAAAGAGTTCCTTGGCCTTATCGTACTCGCCATGCTTAACATGGATTCGAACCTCCATCAGGTCATTGAAATGCTTGGTGTATTCGCCAAAGTAGTTCATTGCAACGGCGGAATGCGGGTGCAGCGACGCCACGTCCAGAAGCGCCACATTATAGTACATGTTCGGCTCTGCATAGACATAGCCGCCCATGCCCAAATCCGTGCCACGGAACATGTTGTGCATCCGACCATCCTCGCCCTTGACCCACTCGTAACCCGGGAAAGCATTGATGATGTTCTTCCCGACCAGAATATCAGGCTCAACCTCAGTCAAAGTGTCCTGTTCGCCCGTTGCAAGGTCAGTATAGACAAGCTTCGGGTGCTTCTCTTTTCCAAAGATGACGCGAGTAGTCAACGTGTTGGTCGTGTCATTGACCGTCATCCCGGCAAGGTCTGCCAGAATCTCACGAGCAACGAAGTCTGCCTGCCGCTTCTTGGAATAGAAGACGGCTTCCGTGGCAATGACATCATTGTCACAATACTCAGCGACCTTATCCCAGAGGCTTTCCGGCACCGGCTGGTCCCACGGTAAGCCAAGTTCCTGATGATGGATACCCAGCTCGATCTCGAACTTCTTCAGACTCTGCTTTTTGGACGAGAAGTCGTAAATATCAGTGTAGGACAGATTGTACGCCTCGCCGAAGAAACCGGTATGTTCGTTGATGATGCGGTTCGAAAGCGCATAGAGCTGCTCATTCGACATGCCGATCATCCGCCCCCAGAGAATGTGGTTATCGTACTTCCGGTTGTTGAAACCAATAAGCCGATATTTCGTAAGGGCTTCAATTTCTTCCGGGCTGGGATTGATCATCCTGTGAATGAGGTCATTTTTGGCAAACTTCCAGTTCACGAGGAAAAGGTTCGGGAACACCTCACAGTCGAAGAATACGATAGGGGTCTCATTCTCGCCGGCCCGAGAGTCTTTCACATCTTCCTTCGATTTGAAATGCATCTTCGATACTGCTTTCAAACATGCTTCAGCCTGATTCGTGCTGTTTGCAGCGAAAGCCAGAATCGAATTGCGCATGTCATCGACATCGTACGGGACATTTCCCTCGTACGCCTCATCCATAATGTGAGCGATGAAGTCTACACTCGGTTTTGTGTAGGGACTGATCTCTTTGGCCAGTGCTTTCTTAATCAGAATGCGAAGATGCTTCTCATTCTGGATCTGCTTCGTGTCAACCATTTTTTCTCCCTTCAATGGCAAGCCACTACTGATAGACGCTACGGAAATATCATTGCACTTCGATAACTTTCTTCTAAGAGAAGAATTTCCAGTGAACACCTTTATCTCGATGTTTTCATCGTAGACTCTGCTGAGCTTCGTTGCGTCCCCGCTGTAAATATAATGCAGGTGGATGCCCGCACCAGATTTACTGAGTTCCGCGTACGTTTTCGGCCACTTTGATGCAGCCTCCAGATTCAACTCGAAGCTTTTCTTGCCATCAGGTCCTTTAATATCAAAGTCGATGACAATGTGATTCTCTGGAACCTTCACATAGTGAAGTCTCGAAGTGTCCAGCTCTGACAACTTACTTCTGACATTCTCCCATTTTTGCATAGGAGTGCCTTCTTCAGTCGCGTACTGTGCCGGACAGTCCCTGCAAATATCATTGAAGAGAGAATGCTGCTCTTTGAACTCGATCCACGAAGTATGAGCTTCTTCCTGCGGCCGTTCCTCCTTCGGTTGCTCAAGAAACTCCTTGAACTTGTCGGCTCGGAATCCGCTGTAGTAACTACGGACTCTTTCTCCATTCATATCTTCCGAACGCTCTTTGTAATCCGTAAAGTAGTTCATCAACTCCTCACGGAAAGCGCGCCGGGAGTACGGATACGATACCTTTGCCTCCTCATTGTAAGTGTTGTACATTGCCCAGGCCCGCTTGAGCGATACGCCGTCCGACCTCTTGAACTCGTAATAGGAATCCAACATGAAGTTGTAGAAGTCATTCGATGCTCCCAGCATCCGGGTCGGAACATACTCGTCGTAGAGGTGCTTGTTTTTCTCGTAGATCTCCTTGCAGTGCCAGGCGATCCCACCAAGCTCGAAGTCAACTTTGCTAACAAGGTCCCGATACTTTTTGGCCGGAATCTTTTCGCCGCTCGGCTCGACATCGATAAGTCTTCGGATCAGGCCCGACTTGGCATCTGTGATTCGGACCGGCTTGTTCGTGCCAAGGAACATAAAGCACTTGAACTGACTCGCATACTGGCTCCTGAACTTCTCGTTCACCAGCATCGTCTCGTGGGAGACCAGCGAGTTCAGTCTTGTGTTGTCTTCGATCCTCGACAGATCGCCGTCGTGCTGGATTGCAACGAGCGGGTTCGTCTTGAATGCCTCCAAAGCAAAAGCGTTCGAAGATGAACCGAGCACTTTAGAGTCGAAAACCGACCAATATCCTTCGAAAAGTTTCTGCACGATGTTCAGAATAGTGGATTTACCGCTTCCGGGCGGTCCATAGAGCACGAGGAACTTTTGAATTTTCTTCGAATCGCCATCGACGATTGCGCCAATGGCCCATTCTATCTTTTCACGTTCTCCGGGAGAATATAAAGTACCCATGAGTTCGTCATAGGCACTGATACTTCCTGCTTCCAGCGGATACGGCAGCCGTTTGGATGCATAGCTCTCTTTTTTGACAGGTGTGTTTGCAAATATCAACGTCTCGTCGAGCGTATGATAATTGTCCCGCATCTGCCGTTGGCAGTATTTATGCCAGTTGTCGATCATTCCGGACTCGGCATCCCACATATGAAGCACTCTGGAGCCGCCGTCAAACAGCTCTTTGTGCTCATTTGCATAAATATCAAGCTCCCGGTCGATGAGCTGCAGCGCATCCTGTTCATCTGTGCTCCACAATCCACGTTCTTCTAACCAGATCGCATAGAAATCCGAACCTCGGATCATAAGGTCTTTCGACCGTTTGATGATGAACTTCGGATATATCTCGATCACACCGCGCTTTCCGGTCCGCGTTGCGATCATAAGGAAATCTATCATAATGACTTGATTTCCTCCTTTCTGCGATGTTTATACGTCTTTTTTCGTGATCGTGGCGCAGCCGTCACAGCAAATATCTTTTTCGGGTTCCGGCTCACCCACACTGTCTTCTGCCCAGAACTGTTCGGCGTTCTTGCGGTTCACCTCATCCAGCACCTGCTGCGTGTTAACCAGTGCTACCTTGAGCTTACGAGCGTCTTCCTCTGCCTCTTTGCGCTTCTCGTCGCTCTCGCCCAGCATCCTGCAGGCAGTAACGCCAAACCAGAGAAGCCCCGCGATGAGAAGGTTCTTTTGCAGCAGCTTGCCCTTCTGCTTCCGGATGGTCGTCTCCGCCATCTCAAGAGCCGACTTGGTGGTCGCCAGTTCGCACATGACATTCATTATTTCCATTGTCTATTTTCCTCCAGTAATTCAGGTCGGTAAATATCAGCCGACCAATGTGTTCCGTGTTTCGGCACGATGTGATCCGCATCAAAACTCTTTCATCATCGACGAATTCCTCAATAACTCCTTCCATCGTGATGCAGATTTTCGACACGTAAATATCAGGCTTCATTTTCCGCCAGCCAGCCCATGAGCTGGTACCAAATATCAATGGTACGCATGTCTTCGGTAGGCCTGGAAAGCGTGAAGAGCCCGCCGGCGCCATTCGGCTTATAGTCTCTTCTGCTGAATCGCTCAATGACGGATTCTGCCCGCTCTTCGTCGAAGCGCTGGTCATCCATAGCAGCCAGACCGAGGCTGACGACCATGTTCCAGAACCACTGCCCTGTTCTCTTTCCGGCCGAAGAGTCCTCCAGGATATGCTCCTCGATCCGGATGGAAAGCCCAACCATCATCTCGAGCATACTGCACGGGATGCCCGTAAACGCCGAATCGATCCTTGCGTAAGAAATATCATTCTCCATAGCGAAACGATACCGGAGATTCGTGCCGTCTGCTGCTCTGGAAATATCCATCTCACAGGCCGGAACATAGTTTCTGTTATAAAGAAACATCAGGAGCCGGTGAAATGAGAGGTTCCGGGGCTCCCATTCACCGCACACACTTTTGTAGAGCCAGTCATAATACTGCTCTGCCAGACTCGAAAATATCATTCGTCCTCCTCATTCTGATATACGTCGCAGAAGTTCTGCCGGACCTGAAGGATCTCATAGTCCTTCATATACTTGTGGTTCCGGACATGGACCGTGCTCGGCATATACACTCCGAAGTTCTTCAGCGCCTCCGTGCCGATCATATCCGCGACAGAGCCCTCGTCAAGGGGAGTGTCCTCGCCGTCGATGACAAGCTTTCCGTCGCTGTAGTACGAGAGAAAACAGGTCTCGTACTCATCATCCCCGCCGAAATCGTCCGGCTGGATGATCTCGATCGGCTCGTGGTCTGCGTTCACCTCCGGGTCAGACTCCGTCCGATACTTCCCGGCCAGCTGCTCGAAACTCTTCTGGGTGGCTTTCTCTTCGATTTCCTTTTCCATATCGGCTTCCCTCTCCTGGAGATGGCGGCGATCAGTCTCATACCGCTCGTCATAGTAATCCCGATACTTCTTCTGGAACAGGGTATGCATGATGCACACGCCGGTGCTGACGCCCGCTCCGAAGAACAAAATATCACGAATCGTTCTGTTCATTGTCTTCTCCTTTTATGCTCATAAAGGTAAACGCCAGTCCGCCAAAGAAAAGGGAGACGCTCATAAGAACGCCTCCCACGACATGCCGCTTACGTTTCGTGTCGGTCAGATAGTCCAGAAACAGGAATACGTTTTCCAAACTGTCCATAGCAACGTCCCTTTCACTCCGCGAGAACAGCCAGACCGGAAGCAAAGCATACCCCGGCCATGACTGCGAACACATAAGAGAGTCTCTTTACAATTCTGGTCATAGCTATCCCTCCGAAATATCAATCTCAGATCTTGTCGATGATGACGCCGTCGCAGTTGAAGGTGAGCAGAAGCGCCATATTATAGGCAAAGGGATTCGTGTCAATATTCTGAATATTAGACACTCCCTCTACATATTGATCGATGCCAAAGCTGATGCAGTTTTGCTTCGACAGGTCATTAGGGTCATAAATCCATCCGATGAGCTGACCCTCAGGCACTTTCATGGTTTTATTGCCACCGTAAGTTCCAATCATGGACAGAACATCATTCAGAAAAAGATGGCCTTGACTCTTGAGGCGCTTATTTGCAGCTTTTTCGACCATAAACAAATAGTTTCTGTTCAGGTCCATATCAGGTTCCCATGTATCAACAGTCGAATCAAATACACAGGTATAAACACTCTCATGCTTGGAGGCAATGTCTTTGTACTCTTTGATGACCTCTTCGGTGCCATCATCCTTCTTCGCAGTGGACTCGACTTCAACTGCTTTGATATTGTGCTCGAGCTCATGCTGGATACGGTCGCCGAAGCGCTCGGTAACGCGGGACTTGTACTCGTTGAAGGTCTTGTCCAGAGCGATGTAGGCAGCCGTGAGGGTTGCATTCCGCTTGCTCATGATAGTGTGAGAGCCGAACATGCAGCCGAGTGCGATCGCGCCGAGACTCACAGCGGGAGCATATGCCTTGGCGAGCTTCACGCCGGTCTGGATGTAGACGGCCGTGATGTCCTTCTTGACATCCTCTTCGGTATATGTTTCATCCTTGTTCAGGATGATCTGGCCGTTCTCGATCTGCTCCTTTGCCTTATGGATCGTTGCGACGTCGGCCTTATGCTCTTCGATGATGTCCTGTGCCTTGATGGTCGCCTTGCAGGCCATAACAGTAGCCGTAACACCGCAGACTGCCGCACTGATGATCATAATGGTCGGGCTGGCCTTCTTGAGCCGGTAGCCGTACTTGGACGCCGTGCGAGTCACAGCGTTGACGATTTCATCTTTCTTGATGCTGTTCAGAATTTTCATAAAATATCAATCCTTTCTATCTCAGCTGAGGGGAATCGGACGGGGCAGAACAAGGCGGTACCCGCCCGGGATGCCCTTGATGTACGCCTCATTGAGGTTGTACCAGCCGTAATTGTAGTCGGTGGACTCGTTCGAGACACCCATCATGTCCCACAGGTCGCCTACAGACACCTGCTTGTACTTGCGCAGGGCATCGTACATCTCGTTCAGTGTGCTGTCTGCGTCGTAGCGCACTTCAAAATCAAGATTCTGAAGTGTTCTTGCCGGGCGTCCGGATGTTCCCGGGCGGCTGCTCTGACCGTCCTGATAGTAGCGATCGTAGCTGTTACGCTGCCGACTCGAGCTGCTGTAATTCGTAGACGAGCTGCGGCTGCGGTCATCGCCCCAGAGAGCGATGCTGATGGCAGAATTAAAGATGCTGCAAAGCCCGTTCTTCAGCATCGGGATGAGATACTCCGCGATGATGCGGTCTTTGACGGTCTTGAGGTCCTCCGCCAGAAAGTCGTTGGCGATCTTCTGGATGTCGTTCTGCTCCTTGAGCGTAACTTTTCCCCTTACAACCTTGCCGAACTTCTTCTTGGGTTCGCCCTGGGCCGTATTCAAATCATTCTTGGGCATATCAACCTGTGCCATTATGCTTCTCCTTTGCAAAAAATAAAAAAGTAAGAGCTGCAGATTTCTCTACAGCTCTCGCTTTATCTGACATTAGTTCTCCTCTTCGGAAGTCTCCTCAACGTCCTCATCCATGTTGTCCACCATTTCCTGCTCGACCTCCTCGGTCACCGTCCAGGGAGTGCGCAAGTGGATCTTCTTCTTGGTCTTCGGCTTGCCATCCGCCGACTTGTTCTTCTTGCTCTTAAGATGCTTGATACCGCCCACAATAGCGGCACCAGCGATCACAGCAGCACCAAGTACAAGCTTCGGATCAATGCCCGAAGGTTCCTCGTTGTCGATCACCTGAACACATTCCTCAGGAACGACCTCCACAGAAGTCTCATTCTCCATCATAGTAATTTCGTTCATGTTGTTCATTTCGTCCATTTTAGTTACCTCTTTCTTATAAATAAGTTTATAATGTCGGAGTATTTCTCTCCATAAAGCAAGCTGAATTTTTCGCGCCGGGGTAAAAATATCAATACCCCAGCCACTTGGGCGGAGTGCTGTAATCCAGCACAAGACAGGGCGCTCCATCCTCATCCAGTTTCGATGTATAGAAGGTGCTGATCTCCAGAGTCGTTTCCGTGTCCCAGCCCAGAAGGTCGCCGTTACGGTTGTGGTCGATGCCCAGATAGTCGAACAGGTCGTTCTCCGTGACCCGGAAATCGCTGAGCAGCTGCTTGTTCACGCCGTTGATGGCTTTTTCCAGCATGTTTCTGGACGTTAAAAAGTATGTCCCGGAAAGGCTCTCCCAGCATTTGACCGGTTCGTTGTAAAAGTCGTTGCCTATGCCAGGCTTCTGGGGCGTTGCCACAGGAGGATTCTTCGGCTCCGGGCAATTCGTCATCTTGTCCAGCGCGACAGCTTCCTTGATCTCCTTCGCCTTCTCCGGCCCGACCGTCTCAACGACCTTGTCCTGATAGCTTCGCAGAGCCGTCTCCGACATGGTGTAAGCTGCCGCCAGCGCAGCGTTTCTCCGGTCGTTGACGCTGCTCGCTGCGATGATGCAGCCGGTCGAGATGCCCATAGAGATGGCCGTGGGGATGTACACCGGCGCTGCCGTCTTGATGATGGTCTTGGCGTCCAGCTTCTCGACCCCCAGCTCCTGCTTCTTTTCCTCCAGCAGGATCATGGCCTTGGGCGTGGCCGAGATCGCAAAGCCGACCGCCGTAAATGCGCCTGCGATGCCTAAGCCCAGTAAGATCTTCGAGCTGTTCCGGCTGAGGGTCCTCCTCGCCGTTTTGGTCAGTGCTTTCCAGTTCATGTTCGTACCTCCAAAAATTTATAAAAAGAAAGAGCCTACGATTTCTCGTAAGCTCTCGCCTTTTTCAGATGTGTCCATTCTGCTTCAAATTCTCGAAGCGAATCTCTGTTTCCTTCTGACTGTCACGCTCCATCCGGAAACAGTCTTCAATGTATTCGTATAGCCGAACCGGCTGCAAGAACAGATATAGTGCGATCGCGATCAGCGTCCGCAGGATGTTCAGTGCAGTGTACTTCAGCTGCTTCACCATTGTCTGATCCAGAGTTGCATAATAATCATGGTTGTACATAAATATCAATCTCCTTTGTTTGTCAGTTTGGATTTCTCTTCCATAAAGCAGACTGAATTTTTCGCGTCAGTTCGTGCTGTTCTTTTCAGCCAGCTGACGCCGCACTTCTTCCTCAACCATGTCGTGCAGATCATCCTCGCTCTTCTGGTCCTCGATCAGGTCATGCCCGAAGCCCAGCAGTGCGCTTCCTGCCAGCAGTGCGATGCTTGCCACTTTCCACCAGTTGATGTTTTTCATTATCATTACCTCTCTTTGTCAGGTTCATAATCCAGATAGTCAGAGATCGGAGGCTGGAATGCATATACCTGATAAACCTCCAGCCCATCGTCCGTCGTCTGCTTATTGGCAACAAAGTCGATCCAAAAATACTCCCATTCGTTGATCATATAATCCGAGCACCAGCCCACATCGTCCTTCTCCGGGAGATAATCCAGACCGAGATAGCTGTACAGATTGTTGATAGACACTTCACCGTTTAAGCTGAAGTCACGGTTCATCTGATAGAACGCATCGTACAGCTCTGCTTCGGTGGCATGGAAATATCTGTTCGAGAAAGGCTCGTAGCAGAGCAGCTGTTTATCTTCTTCGGCAGGTTCTTCAACTTTGGATTTCTCCAAAATATCAGCCTCAGCTTCAGAGCCAATACGCTCTGCCACCTGCCTGCGGTACTCCTGATAGCTCTTGCCCAGCGCCATGTAAGCCGCGGTCAGGCTTGCGATCTGCTTTTTGTTCAGGGCATTGGAGCCAAGGATGCAGGCGATGGTACCGCCGCCGAGGATAACAGCCGGAACATAAAACTTCCAGCACTCCTGTACGACTTCTTTCTTCATCATAGGTTCGTCCTTGTTCATGGCCACGAGCGTGGTCGCCTTCACGGCCGCCTTGTGGGCCTCATAAGCAGTCAGCCCGACACCTACGGATGCCGCCACCGCCAGCAGTGTCCCGCTGTGTTTGCGCAGGAATCGCGCGCATGTTTTCGTCAATTTCATTGTTCAACCTCCATTTTGAAAAATAAAAGAGCCTACGATTTCTCGTAAGCTCTCAATTTGGTTAGCGCTTCAAATACCTTTCAGCCTGATCCATTCTCGCGAATTCATACAGCTTCTGTTCCAAATTCGGACTGTGGTCCTTCATAGCGTTATCGAGTGCATCTGCCGCCAAATCGTCATTGCGCATCATAAGTTTTCTCCACATGATAGCAACGGATTCAACGCAGAACAATTCGGTAATGCAAAAAAAAAACGCCACTACGCCCAAAGCAACTTTCACCAATGTCTTCATAGTTTCGTACCTCCAAAATATAATTCTGAGACTAACCATCTCATAAAGCGCACTGAAAATTTCGCGTCACAGCACTCCGGCCTGCTTCAGAAGAGCCATCAGGTCTTCCTTGCTCAGCTCAGCGTCGATGTCCAAATGCAGGTGAACTTTCTTCTCCGTCTCGCTGTACCCGGCAAAAATATCATTGAGCTTCACTGCCGTGCTCTTGTATCCCTGCTTCCGAGCAGTCTTGCTAATCGCCTGCGCAATAACACTGCGCAGGAAGGCAGACTGGATGTGCATAATATCCTCCATAGTGTTCAACCTCCATTTTGAAAAAAAAAAAAAAGATAAGAGGGCGTGTATCTATCAGATATTATCTTCCAGATTGCTCTCTTGCATCTTCTTCAACATTTCCTTTTCAGCCTTGTAGTCCGTCCACTTCTCGTAAGCCACACATGCTCCGATGACTGCTGCATACAGTCCCAGAACAAATCCGGTCCACTTAAAGCTTGCACCCCAAGTAATAGGTTTGTCCATAAAGTTCTTAATAGCTTTCATCATAGTAATTTCTCCTTTCAATGTAAGCCCTCTTACCTCCATAAAGGAAGCTGAATTTTTCGCGTCGAAACTACTGTGGCACTTACTGATGGCTAATTGCTTTCATAAAGTCCTCTCGCGCCAAAAGCCAATCCGACAAACATTTCTCGAACGGCTCGTAGGGCTTTTTGCTCTTGCTGTTAAACTTTTCATGCAGAGAGAGCATGATGTTCCACTTATAATACAACACACGCTCTTTCATAAATTTGGCAGCAATTTCCTTCATCTCGTTGTTCGTAAAATATTTCATAAAGCACCTCCAAAAAATATAAAAGAAAGAGCCCATGTTTCCATAAGCTCTCTTCGGATAAAGCCAGTTTCTTGTCGTTTACCGGTCTATCGTAAAAATATCAGTCTTTCGACGGCCGGAAAATCTGTACGAACAGCCACATCACGAGTGCCACAGCGCACCCGATCAGGAATGTCGTAATGATCTGCCCGACCGAAATCGTATAGTTCCAAATTTTCTTTCCAATAGATTCGTTCATAATACGTTCTCCTTTGTTTCGGGCTTTATCCCATAATATAAGGAGAATTTTTCGCGTCAGGCGTTCGCAGCGAGATATGCGAGGCACTCTTCTTTTGACAAAAAGCACATCGAAAATGCACTATGGTTTCTGTTGTCTACAGCCCAATAGCCAGATTCCGATTTGAACCAGTATAAGATTGCCGGGCCATGTTCGGGGTCTTTTGCGATTTCTATTGCACTTTCTTCTGCCATTTGCGGAAAAATAGGGTCTTTCAATAACTTTTTTCCGCAGAACGGACAGTATTTGATCTCCACGCTGCAAGCAGGAATACGGCTGGCAGCATAACCCCTAAAATTTTTATCCTTTGTGCCATAGTCGATTTTAGCCCGAATAATAGGAGTCCCCTCTTTCCTCCATGTTATCCACAGTGCCATCGCAGCATTCTGTCCTCCCGGAAGCTCCACATTGCTGCTTCTGAGCATGGTACCTGCATCGCAATACTTGCACATACAAATCGTCCTTTCTTAAATCAAGCTCCGGTCAAACACAGTCTCCCAGCGTTCTTTGCGCAAAGGCTTCATCCGCAGCGCCCACATGATCTGCCTGACCGTGACCGTCGGATACTCACCGTTCTGGTTTCTTCTCTTGGCATGGTGGTCAAAATACTCCTTGAACCCTTCATGGAGGTATATCTTATCTGTTAGCCACGGGTCTATCGGCCCCCAATATGCAGTTTTACTTTTTTCATTAAACCGTTGCTGGATGACGCAAAGCCCTTTCCCGTGCTCGAAATATAAAGTGCTCACACGGTAGACCGGATGGTTGCAGCGGTATACACTTCCGTAGTAGTTCGTCCATTCCTTTGGAATATCGTTGTGATACCTCATAAAAAATAAAGAGAGTCTGCAATTTTCATCACAGACCCTCCTCGGTTCCTCCTTTACTTTCTGTCTGTAAAGCCTCTCTTGATTTCATGGAACCCTTCGTTCAAAGCTCTCGAAAGCGGCACAACACCGCCAGCCTCGCAGATCGACCAGTAGATCGTCGTACCAACCGTGATCAAGCACGTTGCTGCCTGCATCCCAAACTTTGCCCACTCGAGCTTCCGGCTCTTGGCAGCCTTTTCCTGATCGTTGATGAGTTCCTGGCCCTTCCGCCGTTCTTCATCCTCTTTCAGGCTCTGGCTGCTCTCCTGCTCATCGCTCTTGAGCTGCATGTCGTACAACTGCATTGCAACCTTTGCCGTATTCGTGTACTCGTCCGTACCCGGTTTCAAGTCTTTGAGACTCCCCAGCGATTGCTTTGCCGCTTCCTTCAACAGTTCTTTGTTCTCGTAGTTTTCCATTTTGATTTCTCCTTTACAAAGTAAATTCGGAGTTTCCTCCATTAAGCACCCTGATTTTTTCGCGCGAGATCAAGTTTATTGACCCGCAGAACAACGTACTCCTCGCCCTCGAACTCTGTCACCTCCTCGTCTAGACTCAGCGAGAGATATGGCCAGTCGGGGTCGTCCGGTTCACCGATGATGAGCTCACCGACCGAATGGTTGATGTCACCGACGTGGCGGCAGAGTATCATGCCGAGTGCAAAGCCGATGACCATTGCGAAAATAAGATAGACGAAATAGTCGTTCATACTTTTCTCCTTTATCAAAATATCATTTAGGGCGGTCCAGTGCGTGATGAAAAAAAAAAAATAAAGAGCTGCAGATTTCTCCACAGCTCTTGTCGGCTCAGATGTCGTTACGAATCAGAAATAATTCTCCTCTGTTGCAAGTAGCCCGTACCAGACCACTGGCCCGAATCAGGTTTATCGCGTTCGTGTAAGACGCCTGTGCTGTCGAGGCATTCGCATACTCGCCTGTACCAATGTACATAACTTTCTGGTTGCTCTCGATAAACACACGGATCTTGTCCATCGCGTTCACATAACCGCGGTCGTAAGTAGCCTTTACTCTCTTGTAATGTTTCATCGTAAAAATCTCCTTTCGTTTTTCGGAAGACATCTTCTTCCATAAAGGAGCCGGAAAAATTCGCGTCTAACTTAGAATAGAAAAAAGAAAGAGTCCGAGTTTCCTCAGACTCCGTCTCCGGTCGAATGTTTTATCGTACGCCCATGTAGTATTCGGTAATAAGCTCAAGTTCGTTGCGTTCCACCTCCGGGTAAGAGACGTTCATCGTCTCGTTAAATCCCTTCCCGATAGAATTCATCATTTCCTCGAAACCCTTAACAATATACTTAAACATAGTAGTTACCTCCTATTATTAACATTTCTTTCCATAAAGGAGGCTGAATTTTTCGCGCCTGCGCAAAAAAAAGAAAGAGCCGCCGATTTCTCAGCAGCTCCCGCTCTTTAGTGTCTTCTCTTTGTTCTCTGTTTCACTTCTTCCGTTTTTGCGCCAATGAGGCCGATCGCCTTCACCAGCAGTACAATGATCAGAATTGCGATAATCAGACTAAACATAATAAATACCACCTTTCTCATAAAGGCGGCTGAATTTTTCGCGTCTCAGAAAAAAAGGAGAAGCGTTACCGCCCCTCCAGTTCTTCAAGATGTTTCTTATAATAGTTTAACATATCCTCATGAAATCTTATCATCCTTTGCGTTTCCAGTTTTTCTTCTTTGTAAATGTCTCGTAAAGCAGGCAAGTCTTTGCTATGCATTCTTTGCAAATCCACCTCGCTAATAATATAGCCTGCTTTTTTACTCGAAATGCTAGCGATCAACCTGCCGCTACGAATCCATCTGCGTATAGTTTCTGGGTTTACACCAACTAAGGTTGCAGCTTCATAAACAGTATATGTCATAATTTCAACACCTCCATAAAGGAGTCAGTTATTTTCGCGCCTGTCTAAAAAGAAGAGCCGCAGATTTCTCCACGGCTCTGTGCTTATCGTTTTGGTTCTACCCAATCTTTGTTTTGTCTTGCCAGATATTCACACCTTTTCATTTTATAACTGATTTCAGGAAACTTATTATCCAGCCACGCCCAACGATCACCGGGATAGCACTTTGGGAAAATCACATTATTACTTTCGATAACATCGAGCATAATTTCAATTCGTCTTTTCGAGTCATCTCTAATTTTCTCTCCTCTATCGTATTTGTGTAATGTTCTTTCTCCCACATGTGTCATCTGTGCCATATAGGCCAACGGGATATTGCGTTTTTCATATAGTTCCTTTAGCATAAATATCACCTCCATAAAGGAGTCTGAAATTTTCGCGTTACCCGCGTTCGATACTCAATACCCAAAAGAACTTCCGATACTGCTCGTAGTAGCTTTCGCGGCAGCAGGGGCAGCCCTGAATGCGCAGAATATCATAAGGTATGCATTCTGTAGCCCCTTTTAGAACGAAGGGCGCTACGGCCGGCTCTACCTCATCGAGACAGTGCTTCACTAGGTCAATACGCTTCGCAAAGAAGGCCCGCGCAATGCCGACCTGCTCCGTCGGATTCGAGACGCGGCTTCCTCTCATCGTGACGGTCTGCAGTTCTTCCGGCCTCGACTTCCATCCGTTCAGGAGGGCCATTGCTTCTTCCCACTCGGGATATTGGAGGCAGAAGTGCTTGAGCTCGTAGTAGCGATGCTTTGAGATATAGTAGGGATTCCGCTCAGAAAGTTCAACGTGTGCCATGCTTACCCCTCCACAAAAATCCAGTTTGCTCATAGAGTGCCTTGGGCGAAATATAAAAGTTGATACGTCCGAGTTTAGCGTTCATCTCTTTCACATCGGTCACAAGTTTTCCGTTTCGGGTAGCTTTTCCAATGGGCAGCCATCCTGCAATGATCCCCGCCCTCACCCATGAGGGGTCTCTTCCGTATACTCTGGCAGCGATTGAGACAGGCACTGACCCGGTCGGAAATATCAATTCATCCATACTGTATTCTCCCTTCAAAAATATCTAAGGATAGCGTATCACGTCCTATTAGCATATTTTAGGGAAAGAATGGGGCAGTGCGTGCTGTTTTTATTTTTCTTTGCATAGGAGAGTTGACAAATGACATAGAATCGTTTAATCTAGAATAGAATTCAGAGCCAAAAAGGAGGTATTTTTCTTATGCTGACCACCTGTCCAGAGTGTGAATTGCAAATATCAAGCAAAGCGCTCGTCTGTCCACACTGTGGGTTCCCCTTGAAAAAAGATGCGCGGGTCTATCCTAGAAAAGCAAATAAACGCCGTAGACTGCCCAATGGATTTGGACAGATTTCTGAGATAAAGGGGCGTAATCTAAGAAAGCCATTCAGAGTACTTGTCACCGTAGACAAGACTTCGGAGGGCCGTCCTATCTGCAAGCCGCTTCAGCCGAAGTCTTATTTTGAAACCTACAATGAAGCCTATCTTGCGCTTGTGGAATACAACAAAAATCCATATAGTCTTGACAGCGACATCACAATGGATAAGCTTTATCAGATGTGGCTTGCCGACTATAAAACTCATGTCGGCGATAAGATGGTTGAGAAAACCGAATGCTGCTGGCGGTACCTTCGCAAGATTCATAACCTTAAGCTTCAGCAGATGCGTGTGCCTCAGTTAAAGCTTGCCATTGATGAAGCCACAACTTACAAGAGCGGAGATGAAATCGAACTTCCCCGCTCTGCGAAAGGCCGGATAAAGAGTCTGCTCAATCTCATGTATGACTACGCAGTTCAAAACGAGCTGGTCAATCAGAACTATGCCCGAGCATTCTCGCTTTCCAGAATCGACCAGGAAGAGACCTCTCGTGTTGATAAAAGTCACATCCCTTATACAGATGCAGAGGTCGCTCTCATTTGGAAGTCGTTGGAGAAATATCCATATCTTGACATCACGCTGATACAGTTCTACTCCGGATGGCGGCCTAATGAACTGCTGAGTATGCGAGTTACAGACATCGACCTGGATAATAAAACATTTCATGGAGGCTCCAAAACTGTTTCCGGTAAAAACCGAGTCGTTCCGATCCACTCAAAGATTTTTCATTTCGTAGAGCGATACTATAATGAAGCAGTTTCGTCCGGATGCAAATATATGTTCCCGTCCGACACCCAGCCAGGGAAGCCTTATACCTACGACCGCTATTATGTTCGATTCAATGAAGCCCGCGACGCTCTTGGGCTAAATAAAAATCATCGCCCACATGATGGCCGTGTCCAGTTCGCAACCATGGCCAAGAAGTCTGAGGTCGATCAGTATGCCTTGAAAAAAATACTTGGCCATTACATTGATGACATCACAGAGAAATACTACATCAAGCCCGATATGGACTGGCTTCGAACTGAAATCGAGAAGATCAAGTAA